TTAGTCAAACGTCAGCGTGGCCACCACCGGCGCGTGGTCGGACGGCTGCTCGTTGCGGCGCGGTTCCTTGTCGATCACGCAGGCGGTGCAGCGCTTGACCAGCGGGGTCGACAGCAGGATGTGGTCGATGCGCAGGCCGGCATTGCGGCGAAAGGCGAACTGGCGGTAATCCCACCACGAAAACGACTTTTCAGGCTGCTCGAACAGGCGGAAGGAATCGGTCAGGCCCAGGTCGATCAGGTGATTCAGCGCCTGGCGTTCCGGCACGGACACCAGCACCTGGCCTTCCCATTTCTCAGGGTTGTGCACGTCTTCGTCGGCCGGGGCGACGTTGTAGTCGCCCAGCACCGCCAGGCGCGGGTATTGCTTGATCTCGTCGGCCAGCCAGGCGCGCATGGCCTCGAACCATTCCAGCTTGTAGGCGTACTTGTCCGAGCCGACGGCCTGGCCGTTGGGGCAGTACGCGCAGACTACGCGCACATCGCCATCCGCGCTGGGGAAGGTCAACGCCAGCACGCGTTGCTGCGGGTCTTCATAGCCAGGAATGTTGCGCACCATCGACGTGCCCGGCATGCGCGACACGATGGCCACGCCGTTGTACGTCTTCTGGCCGGCCCAGACGGCGTGGTAGCCCGCCTCTTTGAAAGCGGCTTCGGGGAACTTGTCGTCGGTGAGCTTCAACTCCTGGATGCACAGCACGTCGACCGGGTTGGCGGCCAGCCAGTCCAGCACCTGCGGCAGGCGTACGTTGAGGGAGTTGACGTTCCAGGTGGCTAATTTCATGGTTTTCGTAGACCGTTTATTCATGCGGCTTTCAGCGGTGCAGCCCTCCAAAAACCCGGTCTAGCTACTCATCTGGCTACTCATTCGGGGCGTGGTTGGCGTTCGCCAGGGACAAGGCCAGATGATACCTGCTCATGCTGCCTTCCTCTGCTTGCTTCGCTCGATGAGTGCCTGGACGCTGGAGACGGTAATGCGAGTTGCGTCCCCGATTACAACCTTTTCCAGATCGCCGCGCTTGACCAGGCGGTAGATCATCGTGCGCGACAGGCCCAGGGCTTGCTCAGCCTCGCGCAGACGGTAGAGCAGTTTCGGCGCCGCGGCCGGTGCTTGGTGTTGGGCTGCGTGTGTCATCTATTTCCCCCGCCGCCACGAGCCAGCATCGCGGCTTGGCCGGCCTGCCATCCCCACCAGAGGGAATTGACGTTCATGTCGGCATAGTTGTGCGGCTGACGGGCCGTCGGCGCCAGATTCGGCTTCTGACCGAATTGTGCATAGTGGTCGGCGGCCCAGGTTTCGAATTCTTTGCGTTGGTCTTGCATCACATCCCCGCCGGGTACAGGGGCGCTTGCCACGAAAACGGCGTAGAGCGTGCGCACCTTTCTGCCGTCCTGTTCGCGTCTAGCGAGGGTGCTCGCATCGACATCTTCCCAGGCACCAAAGGAATGGAAAATCTGATGCACCGGCGCGCCCTCTGCGCGCAGCTTGGACAGCAGGGCGGATTCGACTGCCCGCGCCTTCTTCCGGTCATTTTCGGCGTGCCATCCGGTATCGGCAGCGTGCCGGCAACATGCGGCGTTAATTTCGTCATCCGTCAGCACGGTCTGGGCGGCGTTGTTCTGGTTGATCATGTTGCTTGTCCCGTGTTTCCCAAGTTCGTCTGGCCTACAATCGTTCGAAAATTCATTTGGAGAACGTTGCGATGATCGACAAGGACGCTATTGAATTCCAGAAGGCTCAATATGCGATTGCCGTCGAGGACTGTGCTGCGGCCGCCAACGGCCTCCTTACGGCACGAGCGTATGGGCCTGACGCGATTCGGATCGCGACTATGGAGGTCGAGTATCAAAATCAAAAGAAAGAGGCGATTGAGCGTGCTTTGGATAAGCTCCAATCCGGTGAAGGATTGGCCTGACAGGGGCTCTCTTAAAGCTGCGTAAATCACGCGAACCTCCCCGCGGCCCGGCCGTTCTGCTGGTCGACGTCCAGCGCCGGCAGAAGGTTGGCCGCCGTTGCATGCTCGAGCAGGGTATGCCCCGTCGGCAGCATGATCTGACCGAGGAACGCCCCTTCGAATGACAGGATGCCCGTCTCGATGGCCATGATCTGGCCTTTGATCCAGTCGCGCAGGATCGAATAGACGGCGACGCTCGCCACATCCATGGCCCTTTTCTCGTACTGAGCCTGCGTGCCGGTCCGGCGGTTGCTCCACGGGTTTTCCTTGAGCCAGGCTGCGGCGTAGCCTTTCGTTGACGCCTTCACGGACACCTGGCGGCCCCGGTATTCGAACTGCACCAGCAGCTCGCCGGCGCCGTCGTCCACCATGCTGCCGAACTTGCTGCAGCCGAAGGCGCGCAGCAGCTTCTGGATTTCGCCCAGTGCCTTCTCGCCGCTGGTTGCTGTGCTGTAGGGCAGGGCCATCACGCGTCTCCCTGCCGCTGGGCAGCTTCGATGGTTCGGTCCCAGGATTCGGTGCTTTCGTCGTCGATGTAGAAGCCGCCAGGAAGTTCGTAGCCCGGTCGAATATTGGCTTTGAGCCAGCGATACAACGCCGCATCTCGCGCATCGCCAGCAGAGGCAGAAATCGGATGCGCCCCGCTGTAGATGCAGTGCGATCCCCGCCTCACGCCAACGCTGACGCCGCGCGGGTCATGGTCAACGGTAACGGTGACGGGCTCGTCGTGTTCGGTGGCGCTGGCGGGCGGGAGCGTGGAAGGATCCGAGGCCGCCAGCAGGTCGGCAAGGCGGTCCAGGCCGGCTATGGCGACATAGTGTCGCGGAAGAAAGCCCAAGGCCGCGCGCACTTCGGCCAGCTCGTTCTGGGCGGCTGCGACGGGAGCCAGGTGCCAGATGTTCGCGATCTTATTCATGCTCGACCCTCCATGGCTGCCTTGATCTGCGTCTGCTGGAACAGGTCGACCTGATCTGCAGGCTGACCCAGAGCGATAACGCGGCGCAACGCCGGCAGTGCTTGCCGCAGCCCTTCGATCGTGCTCTCCTGGATCGGCACCAGGTAATGCAGGGCAATGTGTAGGTCGCGCAGGGGCTGCAACGGCAACTCCTTGCGGTGACGGATACCCCACATTTCGAAGTGCCAGATAAGCCCCTCGATCGCCGGCGCGGCCTCGTACCGATGCCCGTCGCACGCCAGGAAGTCGGGATAGCCTTTCGCGTTTACGGACACCTTGCCGGTGCGGTCCAGCTCGTCGAAAAGCTGCTCGAGCGGGCGCATCACGATTTCAGCCCCGATGATCATGGGCGACGCCTTGGGGCGCTCGATTCGACGCACGCGTGCGCGCCGCGTTTCTATGCGCTGGACCAAGCGCCGATCCTTGCGGTTCATGTAGGGATGCATGATTACGCTGCCTCCCGTTGAAGGTCTTGAATGGCGAAGTAGACGTCGATGCAGCCGCGCACGTCCGCAAGGGCGCTGTGCGCGTTTTCCAGCGGCTTCCCGGTGAAGTACTGCACCGCTTCGCCCAAGTTGGCGGTTTTGTGGTGGCGCCGGTTGGCGGCCACCATCTTGGCGGTGGGCGGCAGTTTCAGGATGGGCGTGGCTAGGCGCGCAGTGCACTCGGCCGTGCCGGTCTTCCAGCGTTCAAGGTCGTGTTCCAGCTCGCCGACGCGGTGCTGGGCGATCCGGATGATTCGGGCGTCGAAGGGCTCGTTGTGCGCAATGCGCTTGTGCCCGGCCCACAGTTGCAGGAATAGCGACAGGGCCAACGCCTCGGGAACGCCCACCGCCGTGGCGTACTCGGTGGTGATGCCGTGAACATCGGTGACCTCGTCGGGGATGATCCAGCCGTCCGGGCGGATGATCAGGTCCAGGCTGGCGACCGTCTCGCGCGAGTCCAGGTCGACCAGCGCTGCGGCCAGCTGCACGATATGAGGTTGGTCGGGGTGGCCGGACGGATCCTTGAATCGCGGCAGGCCGGTGGTTTCGGTATCGTAGAAAAATCCGAGGTTGTGCATGTCGTAGTCCTTGTGTCAGGCGGCGGCGCGCAGGGCGGGCTGGGCGTTGGTGCCGTGGTCGATCCAGTGGCTGGTGAAAAGGTCGGTGGGGGCGGGCGGGGCAGATTTCAGGGTGCCCAGCACCAGGGCCGTGTCGAGCTCGCCGTCGGCAGCCAGGGTGTCGAGCAATCCCAGCAGGTCGCCGCGGCCGGGCTGGTCCAGGCAATCGAAGCGGTCCAGCAGCACGCAGCGCAGCCCGGACTGGGCGGCCAGCGCGAGCCCGATCAGGGCGTCCGTGCGCCAGCGCTCGGACTCGGACAGCAGGCGATAGGCGCGGCCGCCGTAGGTGATGGCCATGTCCCCGGCGATGGCGACCGCCGGCCAGTTGGCCAGGTTCGCCAGCTGGGCGAGACGGTCGTTCATCGGCTGCAAGGCTTCGGCAAGGATTTCGCCGGGGATGCCGTCGGGCGCCAGCGCGTCGCCGATCGTGGCCCAGGCCTGCACCTCGCCGTGGTACCGCGCGGCGTTGGAGGTGCGCTGTTTCGCGCTGTCGGCGGCCTGTTTGGCGTTCAGCAGCGTCTGCACGCGCTCGTGGGCTTCTTTGCGCTGTTCCTTGATGGCGTTGAGCTGCGCACGCACGGCGTCGACGTCGGCGCTGTCGATCGCCTCCGGAGCGTTCACGGATTCCAAGCTGGCGGCGGCTTCTTGCGCGGCGGCGATATCGCGGCGGTCGTTTTCGACGCTGCGCGCCATCAGCTCACTGGCGTCGATGGCCTTGGGCAGCGCCGCCGCGGCGTCAGCGTCGCCGGGGGCGTCCAGCTTTCCATACTGGGCCTCGTAGCGTTCCAGCACCTCGAGGATCCGCATATCGAGCGGCCCGGGCAGCGCCGCGTTCGCCTTTTCGCTGTTGTAGACGTCGTCCAGGCAGATGGCCAGATCGTGCACCAGGCCCACCCGGGGACCGGCGCCAGCGCGCAGCTGGAGCGCTTCGACGTGGGCAACTGCCTTGCCATGCTCGGCGAGGTCGAATTCCAGCTTGCGGGTCAGCTCGGGCAGGCGCGCCGCCTTGGCCTGGCGCGCGGCCAGCTGATCGCGCGCCGCCGCGTAGGCCTCGGCCTTCTGCACCAGCTTGCCCAAGGACTGCGCCGTCGCCTCGATGCGTTCGTCCAGGCCGGCCAGCTCTGCGCCGGCACTCTCGAGGGCCGCGCGGTCGAAGGCGGGCTCGTCGGCGGCCCAGTCCTTGGCCTTGACGTCGCCGTAGACTTCGCCGGTGACGGTGCGCCAGGCGCCCTTGGCTTGGGTGGCCTGGTCCTTCGCGTACTTCGAGCCCGCGGCAAAGCCGGTGCGGAGGATGGGCTTGATCTGGGTCACCAGCTCGGCGCTGCAGTTCCGGGCCAGCAGGCGAGCGGCGATATCGTCGGGGCGGATCTTCGCGCCGGTCAGCGTGAACAGCAGACTGCGACGGTCGTTTGCCTCGGCCAGGGCGAAGCGCTCAGGGGCCAGGACGAAGGGCAGGGCGGGGCTTGTCGGCACCAGCTCCTGGCCGTCGGCCACGCCCTTGGGCAGGGTCATGGACACCGGGCCCGCGTCCAGCTCGACCGTGACGGCGCCCAGCTTCGCGCCATCGCTGACCAGCATGTCGTACTCTTTTTTCAGCCCGACCCGCTCCGGCGTGCCCTGCAGCGCCAGGCGGACGGCTTCGGCGACGGTCGACTTGCCTGCGCCGTTCAGGCCCGACACCAGCGCGAGCGGGGTGGGCAGCTGCAGGTCAACGGCGCGGGCGCCCTGGAAGTTCTCGACGGTGATACGGTTGATTCGCATAGTTGCTCCTCAGGAAATGGCAAGCAGTTCACGGCCGCCATCCGGCTGCATGGCCGTCACCACGCCGCGCTCCTCGAGGGCATCGAGAAGCGACGCGGCGCGGTTGTAGCCAATGCGCAGATGGCGCTGAACAAGGGAAATTGACGCGCGGCGGTTCTCGATCACCACGCGGCGGGCTTCGGCCAGCAGCGGGTCGGCGCCGTCGTCGTCGGGGGCGTCCGCGAGAAGGGCGGGCCCCGTGCTGGTGCGGAACATGTCCGCTTGGCGGTCGTCAACGAATTCGCCGCCAAGCGCGTCGACCAGGTCGACCACCAAGCCGCGCAACGTGGTCGCCATCAGGAAGAAATCAGCCTCGAATTCCTCCGCTTCGGTCTTGGCGGTGCGCTCGACATCCATCTGTACGACGTCGGCGGGTACCATGCGTTTCAGCACGAGCTCGTCATCCAGCACGAACGAGATGCGGTCCTGCCAGGTCAGGGCCAGGCGGGTGCATTGCATGCCGCTCTCGATGTGGTGGCGGACCTCCTCGGGGTCCAGTGGCCGGTTGACGTACTGCACCGCGCCGGCGCCTTCTCCCGCCGCGCGCAGGTCCGCCAGCGTGTCGATGGTGAACCCGTCGGGCGCTTCGTCATTCGCCAGCCAGGCAGTCATCGCGCCGGCCGCGGCCGTGCGAACGGACAGGCGTTCGAGCGCGAAATGGTCGATGGTCTTGCACAGCAGGCCGACCGCGGCGTCGCGCGGACCGCTCGAGGCGCTGTCGATCCCCAGGCGACCCGCGTCGGTGTCAATCCAAATCAGCACGTCATCCTGCTGGCGGAAGGCCGCGGGCAGCATCTGGTCGATGACCTGCTCGCGGATCTCCTTGCGCTGCTTCTTGCCGGGCTTGAAGCCCTGCGCCTGCTCGACCTTCGCCGCGGCTTCCTGCACCTGCAGGTCGATCGCCTTGGCGGGCATGACGCGCGACTCGGTGCGCTGGCGCAGCAGCAGATGCCCCTGAACTTCGTGGGCAAGCCCGTATCCTTCGTGGACCGGCGCCCAGCCGGTGGACTCGGCCTGCAGGTCGGTTGTGGGTGCGAACTGCTGGCGCTCCAGCATGGCAAGCAGCTGGGGCAGGGATACAGCCCACCCGGCGGGCAGGCTGTAGACCGAAAGGTTGCGGAAGAAAACCATATCGGTCCCCTGGCCTTATTCGGGCGCCTGGACGCTGCGGCGCCGCGTGCTGCCGCCTCGCTGGGCCGCGGCCGTCATCGAGGTGCGCAACTGCTGGTACAGATGCGTGAGGCGGTGGCGCTCGTTGTCGTCGGCGATGCTGGGCAGGAAGTCGGCAGCGACGTCCAGGACGTCGACGGTCTTGGCGGCACGCAACTGTGCTTCCACCTTAGCCGGGTCCAGGGTTTCCTCGTCTGCAGCGCCGGCGCCGGGCAGCTCGGCCTGTTCACCCGGACGCGCGGCATTGGCGCCGGCATTCGTCGTTGTGACGGGGGCGGACGCCTCCTGCGCCGGATCGCTGGCCTCGGCTTGCGCCTGCGCGGGAGCGATGTCGTCTTGCGCGGCCTGTTGCGTGTCCCGGCTTTCCACATCGGTGATGTCGGCGGGCGCGGCCGACGGCTGGCGCTGCGCCACTGCCGCATTGGCGCGCAGTTCGTCCACGTTCACGCTGAGCGTGCCATCCGGACCGGCCGTTGCCTCGATGATGTCCTGGGCTTCCTCGACCGTCTGCAGGCCCATCAGCAATTCGGGCGCATAGAGCTTGCCGAAGAAACTGGCGGTGCGGTAGCGGAGCATGACCTCATCCATGGTCTGCCACTTACTGCCGTTCTTCGTGTACCAGCCTTCGCGCACCGCCATTTCGATGCTGACCGCGGGGGACTCGATGCGCGCGCCCGTTTCTTTTTCCACCGCCCAGGCGATACACACCTTGTCCACGATGGCCACGTCTTCGGTGCGCGTCTTGCGTTGGTTATCCTCCCAGTACGTCGTCTTGTAGGGCACCAGCTTCGAGCCAAGAACCTTGATTTCAAAGCGCAGCGGCGAGAAGCGACCGCAGCCGTTGATCGCGGCGATGATCCACTGCGAAGACCAGGACGGGCGACCTTCGACGATGTACAGGTTCTGCATCACCATCAACGGGTCGGCGCCCATACGCTGGGACATGTTCAGCGCAACCACACAATTCGAAAGTGCGTTGGGGTTCTCGATCCACTCGGTGACGTTGCCGTAGCGGTCTTTCTTGCCGGGGTTGAATTGCCGGTAGCTGGACGGCAGGAGCGTCGAATTGATGAGGAGACGGGCAGCGCGCTGCATCAGCTCGAAGCTCTGAAGACTGCCGAAGCCGGGAGCGACGACAGGCATCTGTGCTTCGGGCTCGGTTCGCAGGCTCTGAACGGTTGTGGTCTGGGTCATGTTTAACGTCCTTGCTTGTGGCTGTTGCGGTAGTCGCGGTAGGCCGCGGCGGTGGCGAGAGCGACGGTCTGGCGCTCCTCAGGTTTGGCGTCGGTGTGGTACTGCTTGACCTGGCTGGCCAGGAACAGGGCAGAGTCCCAGGCCAGGTGCTGGGTCACGACCGACTTGCCGCTCAGATCAGTGCGCCGGACGAACACGTCGCGGCTGACGGGGTGAAGGGACATGCTGGGCTCCTCTAGTTATCGGAAAAGGCAGGACGACCAGCGGGCGCAGTACTTGGGGCTGCACAGAACGCTGGAAGGGTTGGGAGGGAAGAGGCCGGTGCGGAACATCGCGGCGGCGTGCTCGAGCAGACCGGGCTTTTCCGGCTCGCCCACCATCACGCGGCGAGCATCGAAAATGGGGCTTACCGCGGCGGCCGGCCGGCTACTGGTGGACAGCGCGATGATTTGCGAGCCCACCGTCGTGACCTTCTTGGTGGCCTCGTACATGAGCTGGTAGGTGCCGGTCTGTGCGGCACGGCCCTGGGTCACCGCCTTGCCATCGACCAGGACGCGCGTGCCGGTCTTGACATCGGGCACGACGATGCCGCCCTCGGTCGCGGCCACGCGGGCGCGGTCCATGGTGCCGGTGAGGCGCACGGTCATGCCGTTGCCGCAGTCGATATTGAGCGGGTCTAGCGTCGTCTCGACGTCGATGTACTCGAAGCTGGGCGCGATTTCAGCGCAGTACTTGACCAGCACCACCAGGGCGATGCGCTCGGCCTCGTCGATCGACAGGCCGTCCTGTGCCATGTCGACCTCCTGGGTAGGGTTGCGCAGTTCATCGACTAGCACTCCGGCGGCGTCGTCGGGCGTGCAGTCCGTTCCGTCCAGGCGGGCGCGGTCGAATGCCGCGGTGCCAGCGTGCACGGCGGTGCCCAGCAGCGCGCGCATACCGGCGGGCTTCTTCATCCCCAGGATGTGTGTCGCCTCCCAGGCGTGCGCGCAGTCGAACAGACGGCCCCAGCTGGAGGCGCGGACGGTGAAAATTTTGGCTTCCATGTCGGCAGCTCCGATCAGCGGGCGGCATGGCGCTCGGCGCCGACCTGTTGGCGCTGGGCGTCGAGCGTCGGGCCCAGCACGCCAGTGAGAGCGGCCAGGAAGACCACGCCGCCGATGACGCCTGCCGCGTAAGCGGCCAGGTCCAGGTCGCGACCGGTGCGGCGGGCGCGGCGCCAGAGGATGCGAAGGCGTCGGGTCATGCTTCCCTCGCATAGTCGGTGTCCGGCACGATGACGACGTCGCCACGGATTTCCCAGGTCGTGCCGGGAATGCAGACGTCCTGATAGCGTCGCGTGGCTTCCGCGTTGACGGGCAACCCTTTGGCGTGGCCCTCGTCATCGAGCAGCATGACGTGGACGCGATCGAGCATCCGGACGGTGTCCAGCGTGTCGGCGCCGATCATCTGGCGGACATCGGCCAGGGCGTGCGGGCCGTGCAGTTCGGTTTCGGTTCCGTCTGCGCGGACCAGCTTGCGGGTGGGCTTCATTGGCGTTGCTCCAAGGAGAGGGGCTGCCCAGCTCGGATCTGGCGGCTGGGCAGGCAGGAGAAAGTTGTGGTCGACGGCGGGAAGAGGGCGCGCACGCGCTCGCAGTCCGCGGCGGTGTCGAAGCGTTCGATGCGCATGACGGGCGGGCGGTCGTAGCCGGCCGGCAGGAACGCGAAGAGGACCCAGAGAGTCGCTGCGGTCATGCTCGAGCCTCGCGTGCGAGGCGGCAGACTTCGCCGGCGCGTTCGGCCTGGTCCTGGGTGAACATGCCGAAATGACAGATGGTCGGAGAGATGCCCAGCGCGCGCGCGAGCCATGCGTAGGCCGCGCTCTGCTTGCCGGCATAGCGCTCCTGAACCAGGGCCAGGAACGTGTTTTTGGCCGCTTTGCGGGCCTGGATGGTCGGCTTGCTGGCCATGATGCCCAGAGGCAGGTCGGTGTCAGGGTGCAGACCTACGTAGGCGCCGCAGTCTGCGCAGCGGTAGGCGAACGGCCAGGGGCCGTACTCGCGGCCGTAAATCGTTGCGTTCGATACGAGGCGCACAGCGCCGCCGCAGCAGTGGCACGCCGTGGGCGGCTCGATGCGATCGCGCACGCGCGCCAGGGCGCGGCGGGAGACGTAGGGCAGGGGGGCGGGCGCGGTCAGCTGGGTTTTGCTCCGGCTGCGCGGGTCGACGCCGAGGACTTGGATCGTCATACGGTCGGGCTCCACGGATCGGTGCGGCGCAGGACGGCCGCGATGAAGTCGATCCCGCGCGCCATGAGGAAGGCGACGGGTACGAGGATCAGGGCGCTGGTCACGGCTGGACCCCGCGGGCGAGGATCTGTCGGGCCCGCTTGACCAGCTCGGCCTGCAGCTGCTTGACGCCCTCGGCGCTGGCGCGCTGATCGAAGGGCCATTTGCTGATCGCGGCCAGCACCACGCCGCCGGCGGCCTTGGCGGCCAGATCGCACTGGAAGGTTTCCGCCCACCAATCCAAGGACTCGCCGAATGCGGTAGCGGCGCGGCCGGCGAACAGGTCGCAGAGGACACTGACGATGTCGGCGTCGGAAAGCTGTCGCGGGGGGATGTGGACCACCGAGTAGCCGTCTCCCTGCAGGGGCGGCGGATTGATCGGCACGGGCGCCGAGTGGGTGGAAAGCATGGCTTCCTCTCGTCTCTAATGACCCACAAATGGGTCGACGGGAGGAAATTTACAGCCCAAAAACGGGTTAGTCAACCCGTAAATGGGTTGCTTTGAATGAAAATATGGCCGCACTGAGCGGCCGGAGTCAGTGCGTTTACTTGATGATGTACGTCACGGACGCAGGACTGGCCGATCGGATTTCGAGCTGGTGGCCGCCCCATTCGACAAGTGCAGGCCAGGGCGGGCGGACAACCAAATCGGCCGCGTTCGGGGGCAAGGATTCTGTCTTCCCGGGCGTGGAATGGGTCGTCAATGCGGAGCCGTAAGCCTGATTTCCGACCCTATAAGCCGACGCTGTAGTCATAGACATCGGGGTGCGATTCATGGTCGTCTCGTTGGATGCAACGTCGATGGTGACCACCCGTAGGACCACAGACCCATCGTCGCGCAGGCCCTGGTAGAAAATGGACCGTGAGCCCTTATCTACCTTCCGTCCAAAAACGTCGGCATTGCCGAATGCGTTGGGCAGGTCGCCAGTGCGCGTCTCGCGGAGCATGACCGTTGAGAGGTCGGCCCTAAGTTCGGTGCCGGTCGGCTGCTGAACGGTGGAATAGGTCTTGGGTGACGCGCAGCCGGCGAGGGCGCTGATAGCGACGAACGAACATACCGCAGAATAAAGTCTGTTCATGCTTCGATCTAATTTGTTTCAAAGGGGGTAAATTTTTTTCCCCAGACAACGAAATTGGAGCCGCAAACTACTTGCCCATTCGACCAAACGAGTCGGATGTCAGGACGAACTAGCCCTTTTGGCAGCGGCGCTTTTGACAGCTGGCTGCTGCACCTGCAGGTACTTCTTGGCGTCGGCAAGGAGCAGCGCTCGATAGACGTCGTCGAGCTGGTTGAAGAGGGTCAGCAATTCGGAATCCGCTGGGCTCAGCGATGCATCTCCCGGACCGGCCGCCGTCGAACTCCCGACGAGGCGTGGTTTGTGCTCCGCCGACACATCAGGGATCAAGAATTGCCAGGCTTCTAAGCCAAATGCGCGCGCGACTTCCTCGACGTTGTCGATGCCGGCACTGATCTCCGCGTTGCGCATGCGCCCTATGGTCGACTTCGTGACGCGCCGAGACAGCCGGCTTTCCAACGTGACGTTGGATAGGCCAGCCTCGGTCATGAGTCGGTCTAGGTTCGCCCCGACAACCTCAGCAGCTGATTTTTTACCCATAAATGGAACTATGCCAAGGCTGGCAACCATTATGCGGGTTGACGGCAACCCAAATATGGGTTGAAAATGCGGCGCATGAACCAGCCGACCTTTCTCTCATCTGTTCTCGCTCGCCTGAGCACCGTCCGCTTTCCTGACCTTCCTGCCGTAGCCGCTGGGTCGGGTGTTCCGGAAAGCACGGTCCGCAAGCTGCGCTACGGCGAGGTGAAAAACCCCCGTGTGCACACAGTCCAGGCGCTGCACGACTACTTCGAGCGGTCGGCCACGGCGGCCAGCGGTGGGCCGCGCAATGGCAGCGACGGCACACCTGCTGATGCCCGCTCCGATGCGGCCGTGGGCGCGAGCCCTGTGGTCGAGGGGGTCGAACATGTCTAAGCGCGCTTCAACGCCCCAACTCCCCAGCACGTCCGATGCGGTAGCGCTGATCGCGCGCCATTTGTCGGTTACCCGTCGGCATCCGTCGGGCGCTGTGGCGGAGGAACGCGGGTCAGCGTCGGAATCAGGACGTGCATCGTCGAATCGAACATCTCTATTGCCGCGTCGCGAGCCTGGCTGTTCAGCATTCGCACACGAGCGGCCTCGGTCTCCACTTTCAACCGTTCCACAAGCTTCTCCGCGTCGTGGTGCGTCAGGATCAACGATTGGAATGCTACGAGCATGGCTTCGTAGATTCCGTACTGCGCTGCTGCGGGGTCGGGAATGAATTCCTTTTCGCCTTTCATGCTCGGTTCCTTGCCTCGTGGTTTGTGTGAGAGCAACCAGTTTAGAGGCTTGGGGCCGGGCGCCCAATGTGCCGATCGCGCCGTCAGAGCCGAGAGGGTGGAGCATGCGCAGGGGGCGGTATGACGCGGTCAAGTGCGCCAATCGCTCGTAGGGCGCGAAATTCGCAAGGGCGGATCGTCCGCAAATCGGTATTTCTGTGTGCACGCCGGGCAATGGGCAAGGCGCTTGGACTTGTCGTAGAACTGGAGTATCGACTTCACCTGCTTGTTGTCCAGGCACCCGGGACAAAGGTAATGCATGGGCTCTCCGTTCTGGCACGACTCTTTAAGGCGAAGGGCGAGCGTTCCCGGATAGTCCTCGACCAGCTCATAGCGCTCTCTGTCGGCAATGCGCTTTTCAAGGTCGCGGGTCTGGTCTTCAAGTTCGTGTATGCGAGTCAGCAGCGCGCGCTCGCTCTTGGCGCGCTCCGCATCCTTTTCCTGCACCGCGATGACATGCGCCAGGGCGATCGACAGCTTCATCTGCAGTTCGTTGGTGGCCGCAATGATCTGCGCTTCGTCCTTAAGCTCTACGGCCGCCTTATAGGCGCTGACTGCATTGGTAACCATCGAAAAGATGGCGGTGACGTCCATAAGGGTTCCCCCAACGTAGAAAAGGGTGGTGTAGGAGCCTCCGATTCTACGTTGCGTGGGAACTCCTGGCGGGGAGGGCGCGATGCCTGAACCGCGCTGGCCGCGCGCCGCCGTTGCGTCCCCTTTCCGCCGCCGCTTGCTGCTGGGCGTCGAACTGGCCTGCGCCGTCGAAGTGACCGCCACCTGCATCCGATTTTTCGACGCCGCCGGCCGCCTGCGCGTGGTCATCGGCGCCCTTTGTTTTTCCCCTTGACCTGACTGCATACCCGAATTGTGCCCGCCGCCGCGCGCCAGGCCCAGCCGAGCAATATCCGATAGGTAACCCATGAGCAACCCGACCCTGCATTCCCTGGAATCCCGCCCCTCCGAATCCTCGACTGGCGGCAAATGCACTGAGCGGCTGGACATTCCCTGCACCGCTGACCTGTATGACGCGATCGCCGCACTGGCCACTATGAGCGGCAAGACGAAGGCCGAGTACGCCCGCGCTGTGCTGGAGCAGCATGCGTTCGGCGCGATCGGCTTTGTGCGCGCACGCGCCGGCACGGTGGCATGACGCCATGGCCAAATCCAAGATCAACCATTTCGGCGTCTTCTCGGGATCGGGGATCGGTGCGGCTGGCATGCAGGACGCCAAACCGGCCATCCCCGGCCTGGAGGGCGAGATGGTTTGCCTGGGCGGGATCGACGTGGATCCGGCCGGTGCGGCAGACTTCGAGAAATTCACGGGCGTGCGCTGCACGGTGCGGGATCTGTTCAGCCGCAACCAGTACATCGCATTCCACGGCCACGAGCCCCCGGCCGGTTGGGTCGAGGCGATGCCGGCCGACATTCGCGCCGCTGCTGGCGGCCAGCGGCCGCACATCCTGTTTCTGTCGGCGCCGTGCAAGGGCTTTTCGGGCTTGCTGTCGCACGCGCGCAGTCTTACCGCCAAGTACCAGGCGTTGAACGAACTGACGCTGCGCGGCATCTGGCTGTGCCTGGAGGCCTGGAAGGACGACCCGGTCGAGGTCATCCTGTTCGAAAACGTCCCGCGCATCGCCACGCGCGGGCGCCACTTCCTCGATCAGATCGTCCAGCTGCTGCGCCACTACGGCTATGTGGTGCGCGAAACCGCGCACGATTGCGGCGAACTGGGCGGCCTGGCCCAAAGCCGTAAGCGGTTCCTGTTGATCGCGCGCCATGCCGAGAAGGTGCCGGCGTTTATCTACGAGCCGCCCAAGCGGCCGCTTCGGGCCGTGGGCGAGATACTGGGCCGCATGCACCTGCCGGGCGACCTGCGGGCCGGCCCCATGCACCGCATCCCGAACTTGAGCTGGAAAACCTGGGTGCGGCTCGCTTTCGTGGAGGCCGGCAGCGACTGGCGCAGTCTGAACCGCCTGGCGGTGCAGGACGGCTACCTGCGGGACTTCCTGCTGGTGCCGGAGATGCACGCCGGCGTGATGGGCGTGCGCAACTGGTCAGGCCCTTGCGGCACGGTCACGGGGAACGCGCGGCCCGTCACGGGCGCCTTCTCAGTCGCAGATCCTCGGTTCGATCCTTCGGCGGCGTGGAAGGACGGCCAGGCCTACGGCGTGCGCCGTTGGGACGCGTCGACCGGTGCGATCGCAGGCCAGCAAGGGCCGGGGCAGGGCGCCTACAGCGTAGCCGACCCGCGCCACCACGGCCCGGCTAAGCACAGCAACGAATTCCGTATCGTCCGATATGACGAGGCCGCGCGCGCAGTGACCGGCGCCCACGGCACGGGCCAGTGTGTTGCAGATCCCCGAGGCTTCGGGGCGGACACGCACAAGAACGTTTTCCGCGTGGTGCCCTGGACCAACAGCGCCGGCACCGTCAGCAGCGGTCACGGCCCTTCGAGCGGCGGGCAGGCCGTTGCCGATCCTCGCGGCGGCCCGGATGCCAGCAAGCTGCACGGGAAGTTTCACACGGCGGACTGGGCGGAACACTCCCATGCTGTGATCGCCGGCTATGCCAATGGCGCATTCGCCGTCGCCGACCCGCGGCCGGGCTTGGCCCGCGAGCGCGGCGACCACTACCTGACCGCAGGGCACTACGGTGTCGCTGCCTGGGACAAGCATGTCGGCGCGGTGTCGGCGTCCGCCTGCCACGACAACGGCCGATGGACTGTCGCCGATCCGCGAAATTTCGAAAATTCGCAGTTTTCACTGCCCGCCGCCAACGACAAGCTGGTGTGCCGCATCATCGCCGAGGACGGCACCTGGCACCGGCCGTTCACGACTCTTGAGCTGGCGGCACTGCAGAGCATCTACGACCCCGACGACTACGCTGAGGCCGAGGAGCGAGGTGACGTGTTCCAGATGGACGGCCTTTCCGACAGCGCCCACCGCGAGCGCATCGGCAACGCTGTGCCTCGCAAGGCTGCCCGGGCGATGGCCGAGGAAATCGGCCGAGCCATCCTGCTGTCGCGCGCCGGGGAGACGTTCCAGCTCTCGTCGACGCCCATCTGGGTTAGGCCGATTGTCACGGCGCTGGCCGTGCACGGTGGAGAGGCAGTATGAGAGGCCTATTGTTGATAAGTGCTGTAGAACGAGTCTCGAAGTTTCGTCTGTCCCTCAAGCGATATCTCGGCAGCCTTTCGAATTTCGATGATGCGCCGCCCTTCTTCAAACCGCTGCCGGTTCACTCGATCGCTCGCGGATGTGGCGTCGTCAACCTTGATCTCAGCCTCCAGCATTTGAGTGATGCGGGCCGTGGTGTGGACGACAATGCCGCGCATCTCGAATCCCACTTGAACTCTCCTATTGCTGCCCAGTTCATGCAGCGGCAGATGATCGAATGCGTCAAGGGCCGCGGCACAGGTTCCCTTGAGATATGTTTGCCAGAACTCGGAAAAGGTGCGGTAGTCAAAGCGGTGCGCCGCCTGCGATATGGCGAGAATCTCGCCGTAGAGTTGGCTGACGACTCCTCGGCTTCCATCCTCAACTCTAGTCCTTTGAAGACGGAATATTTCGAGGGCTTGCTCGCGGGCTCGTCGTGCTTGGCGTTCACCCAAGAAGTAGGCCGCGGCAATGGCACCGATAGATCCAATGGCTTGAATCCATGCCGCCAGATCGGAACTGGTGGAGGGGGCGTACGAACCGGCGAACCAGGCGAAAACGACCGCGAAGATACCGACGCCGATGAAGGCGCCGGCCGCGGCAAGCAGAAGGCCATTGAAGCCCAGCTTGATAGATTTGCGAACGTTCATAGCCTCTCCAGAGTGCATGTGTGCCATCTTAGCGCGCTCGAGGGTAGGGTATGACCCCCAAACGGCCCTTGATCCGCTACCACGGCGGGAAATGGCGCCTGGCGCCCTGGATCATCCAGCACCTGCCGCCGCACCGCTGCTACGTTGAGCCGTTCGGCGGCGCTGCCGGCGTACTGCTGCAAAAGCCTCGAGCCTATGCTGAGGTCTACAACGACCTCGATGGCGATATCGTGAATCTGTTTCGGGTGCTCCGCGACCCGGTGGCCAGCGCGCGTTTGATCGATATGGTTAGCCTGACGCCGTACGCGCGTGATGAGTTCGACAGTGCCTATGAAGCTCATCCGGATCCCGTGGAGCAAGCGCGTCGAACAATTATCCGCGCGTCCATGGGCTTTGGGTCAGCAGGCGCGACGAAGGGGGCGACGGGGTTTCGTATCGACACGCGCAGGCGCTACGGCACCGCGCAGCAATTGTGGGCGGAATATCCGGCAACACTCGGCCCGGTTATTCACCGTCTTTCCGGCGTCATGATCGAGAATCGTCCGGGAGTCGAGGTCATCCGGCAGCATGACTCGCCCGATACGCTTTTCTTCGTTGATCCTCCCTACCTGCACAGGACACGATATGCCGACGCGAAGCGTGGGCGCTACTACGCCCACGAAATGACCGACGGGGAGCATGGTGCCCTGCTTGAAGTTCTGCGGGGTGTGCAGGGCATGGTCGCACTCTCCGGCTACCCCAGCACTCTTTATGACGATGCATTGGCCGGATGGGCTACAGCATCGACCACCGCGCGTATCAGCGCAGCCCGCGGTGCCGGCGTGCGGACCGAATGCCTTTGGTTGAACCCCGCCTGCGTGGAGGCGCTCAACCATGCCGGGCTTTTTGCTGCGGAGCATTCATGACAAAGCCCGCGCCTTACCCGGCAGACACGCGCGCCAAAGGCTGGCGGTTCGAACTCGACCACGAACGCATCCGCCAGTCTGATACCTGGGCCCTTGCGGCACCGGAGATCCGTCCGTGGCTGCTGATGCTGTGGATGACCGCCTGGGAGCAGACGCCTTGCGGCAGTCTGCCGCAGGACGACGAATTGATCGCTGCGCGCATCGGTATGCCTCTGGGCCAATTCCAGGCCTGCAAGGCGCGCCTCATGCGCGGTTGGTGGCTGGCGGACGATGGCCGGCTGTACCACGACACGCTCGCCGAGCGCGTTCTGGACATGATTGAGCGCCGCGATGGCGAACGCAACCGCAAGGCCGAATACCGCGAACGAAAGAAGGCCGAACGCGCGGCGAACCAAGGCGGAAATGGTCCCGAATCGTCCCCCGGTACTCCTGATTTGTCCCACGGGACAGGCGCGGGACTCCCGGGGGATTCCGGCGGGAGTGACGCTACCGGAACCGGAACCGGAACCGGAACCAATAATAAAAAAGATATAGCAGCGGCGGCTTTACATCCTCCCGCGCGCGACCCTGCGGACGACCCTGCGGACGACCTGCCGCCGCCGCTGGTCCTGGAGGGCAAGCCCGCGGCCGAACAGGCCATGGCCATTGCCGTTTGGCTTCGCCAGCGGGAGAAGGACCGCGGCAAACCGCCGCGTGGCGCGCAGGGCAACGACCCGCGCATCGTGCGATGGGTCCAAGCCGGTATCACCAGCCTGCAGCTGGCCGAGGCGTATTGCCTGGCGGTTGCCGACCGCGACGCCAACGGTGATCCGGGTACGGTGACCGCGGGCTTTCTCGACGTGTTCGTCGACAGGGTGCTGAACCCGCCAGTCGCCGCCAGCCGGCTCGACGGCAAGCCGCGCGCTGCGGCGCGGGCCGCCGATCCGCTCGCTTGGGTGACCAGCGCCAGCGGCATCACGGAGCAGGGCTCCAAGCTCGGCCTGGTCCAAGGCGATGGCGAGCCGTTCTGGCAGTTCAAGGACCGCGTCATCGAGCGCGCAGGCCTGACCGAAAACGACAAAGCGCGGCTGCGTGCCGACTACGGGGTGAACCTGTGACCACGGCCGTCCAGTGCGTCTACTGCCAGCGCTTCACCCTGCGCCACCACCACACCGCCATGGCCGCCCAAGGCCTGGGCCGCTGTGCGCTCATGACCGATCGCCCCGGCAGCTTCGTCAGCCCGTTGTGGCGCCGCAGCTGCGCGACCTATCAACCTGCGCCGGTGGCCAAGGCCGAGGCGCGCATCGAATGGCTGCGCGACCTGCGCGGCGAGGGAGTCTGATGATTGTCCAATCCCACACCCTGGTGCTGCCGTACCCGATCAGCGCGAACCGCTACTGGGCCAGCCGCACGATCACGTCGCGCGGCGGCCAGTCGTTCACCAGCACCTACGTCACGCCCGAGGCGAAAAGTTACAAGGCGAAGGTGCTGACGCTGGCGCGCCAGGCCGGCGTCGTCCAGCCTATCGCCGGCCGCGTTAAGGTCGAATTCACCCTGTTCCCGAACCGCCCGCTGGACTGGCAGAAGCGCATGCGCAAGGACGGCGCGGCATGGGATGACACCGTGCAGTGCCTGGACCTGGACAACGCGCAGAAAGTCGTCCTGGACAGCCTCAAGGAGGTGGCTTTCGAGGATGACGCCTGGGTGCGCGAGATCCACGCGCGGCGGGCCGAACCCGACGAGCATGGCGCGCGGCTGGTGGCGGTCATCACGCGGCTGCACACCTACGACCCGCAGTCCGTGCTGTTCGGCCTGGAGACTGCCGCATGAAGATCAGCGACCGCAACTTGGAAATCACCCGCAGGCGCGAGGCCGGTGAACTGCCCGCGGATCTGGCACGCGCCTATGGCGTCTCCCCGGAGCGGGTGTGGCAGATCGTCACTGCAGTCCAGCGCCACCAGCGTGGCGAACCGCCCAAGCAGCGCCGGCGATACCCGGCCAGCACCGCGGCGCCCGCGCGGCCTGTGGTGCGTCCGCGGCTGCGCCTCTGGCCCGATCGCCCGGCCGGCTCGGAGTGGTACGAATGCGTCGGCGCCGGCTGCATGGGCGTCGGTGCGACAAAGCTGGAGGCCTATGCGCGCTGGCTGTCCGCAAAGCCCGCCGAGCAGGCAGTGGCGGCCAGCGCGACCACCACCGCCAGCACCCCCGCCGGCACGTCCACCGGGTCCACCACCAGGACGGTATCCGACCGCGCGCCCGACCCAAAGCCGAAGCCGGCGCCCGAGGCACCCACGCTCACGCCGGTACATGCCAGCCAGGTGCAGGTGGTGCCGGGCGTTGCCACGCGCACTCCGCTGCGCATGGCCGCCAGGCTGGGCCTGAACGCCGAACGTCTCGGCGCCCAGCCGCCCATGCACTCGATGCACGGCGGCAGCCGCGCGCGCACCGGCGGATTCCATGACGAGGAATGACCAGCTGGCCGGGCAGGCCGGCGCACAGAATTTTCACGATTGCCAGGAGCGCACAGTGTCCGAACCGCTTTTCAAGGGTGCCCACCAGGCGCTCACCTACGCCTTCAACTACTCCGCCGGCACCCTGGACCGGCCGGCCATGGTGAAAATGGCCGATCGCACACCGCGCACCGGCCGAGGCCTGGCCGGCGTAGACGGCGCCGCTCAGGCTGGATTCATCCTGCGCGAGCTGCAGGCGTTGTCGCCGCTGCACCAGCGCATCCTGGAGGCCCGGTTCATGCCGCAGACGACGCCGTGCCCGTGCTGCCGCAGCAGTGTCTGGGATCAGGACTGGTTTGCCGCGGTGCGCGCTGTGTCAGACGGCGTCATGGCCAGCGGCGTCCTGTCCGGGCACATCGTGCACCGCGCCGTCCGCGACGGCATCGTCGCCCGGTACTTCGCTGCCAAGGCCAACCGCGGCCGCGTGCAGCTGGGCGAGCTGGCCGTGCACGCCGGCATCAGCGATCGCACCGTGACGGATCAGAACGGAAAAGTCACCATCTGGCTGCGCGGCTCGCGCGTGGTGCGCAAGGGCGCCGGCGTGGTTGAGGAAGGAAAGAAAGGCGAGGAAGCCCGCGCTATGGAGCTGATTGAATCCGTGCTGCGCGGCGCCGGCATCGTAGGAGAGAATGAGGCCGCTGCTTGACATTTGCGGATCGCACCCGCAAAATCGGCCCCATTCTGTCACTGGTCACCAGTGCGCGTAGAAACCCCGCCGGAAAACCGAGCGGGGTTTTTTTATGCCGAAAGCAGCTGGCGCACGAAAGGGAAAGAGTTGTAGAGGCTGAGCGCGAACTTCCACGCGCAGATCGCTGCTGCGCCTAGTGCGAGGGCATAAGGCAAAGATAGTTCTAGGCCTCGCCATGTGAGATTTCGGAGACGGAGACGGCGTGCGTGCATCTTCAGCCAAATTCCCAGAATCGCGCTTATAGCAACCTTGAATGAAGTTTTTCCCATTCCGGTCGGCCGGTCCCATTGAATTAAGTCCTGTTCCAGGTCGAACGTCAGATAATTTGCCTGGCCTGAGCGGAACCACGATCCCCACTCCAGGTTCACAAGGGCGCGTCCTATTGTGCCGGGGGTATCTGGACCGACAGGTTGAAAATTCACTGTGCGGCTGCCACGCTCCGCAAGGTTCTTGAACTGTTGATCGACGTAGATATTGAAGCTCTCTTCGAGTTCCGCGTTCTTTTCCTCTCGGAAGGCTGCTCGAGGCGCTGCCTGATCGGGTGCTAGATGAAAGCGTAGCCAGAAGTAGCCCAGTACCAGCGACGTGCATCCCCATGCGCGCCAGGGCTCCACCTCGCTCAAGTTCACTGCACCTACTAAACGTCCGTCCAATGGGATGCCAAGCGCCCAAACTGCCACGATGCCGGTTGCCACCACCATCAGGTTTCGCCGTGATTTTTCCGCTACGTCGTCCGCATCCATGCGTTCTCCAGTAGAAAGCGTGTCTCCTACGATTGTATTGGACTCTGTTACACCTTCCCGCTTATGCCCAAGCCTAAACCTCAAGCGTCCAACCCGACGCGGAAGTCACCTGCGTGCTCGAAACGCACGTTGTCGACCGCCGCCCGTCGCGTGGTGTCTGCGGATAGCCCGCTGACGCCCCAGCAGCGCCGGTTTGTGGACGAGTTCGCGGCGGGTGGCTTCCTGAACCAGACGAAGGCCTATGAGGCGGCCTACCGGGCCCGTGGTGCCGCAGCCATCAGCGGCGCGTCGCGCTTGTTGAACCAGGCTAACGTCGCCGCTGCGGTGCAGGTCCTGCGCGACAAGCTTTCGGCGAAGCTGGAAGTCACCGCCCAGCGCGTCCTCGAGGAATGGGTGGCGATGGGCTTCTACGACGCGGCCGACCTGGTGGTGACGGACGAGAATGGCGTGGTGCGCGATATCACCAGCCCGAAGGATCTGCGGCTGCTGCCCGAGCGCGTGCGCCGCTGCATTGTGGGCTGGAGCTGGGACCGCAACAGCAATTTCACGCTCAAGCTGGCGGCCAAGACCCCGAATCTGGAGCTGATCGGGCGTTACCTGGGCATGTTCGTGGAGCGCAAGGAGCTGCGGCTGGGCGACCTGGACAAGAAGTCCGACGCCGAGCTGGACGCCGCCATCGCGCAGGCTGCCCAGGAAATCGCCCAGGCCGAAGGCATCCCGGTGGAAAAGGTTCTTGCCCAGCTGCGCGCAGGAGGCGCTGGTGCCGGGACGACGATGCACTGATGTCCAATCCGCGCGTGATGCTGGCCAGGGCGCTGCAGGAGCGTGCCTGGCGCGCCAAGCGCAATCGGTTGAAGTACTACCGGCCGTACGAGAAACAGAGGGAGTTCCACGCACAAGGCGCCGCATACCGCGAGCGCCTTTTTTCTGCCGGAAACCAGCTGGGGAAAACCTTCTCGGGCGCCTACGAGACGGCCATGCACCTGACCGGGCGCTACCCGGATTGGTGGGAAGGCAAGGTTTTCCAGAAGTCCACGGCGGGTTGGGCGGCCTCGGTGTCGTCAGCGCTGACGCGCGATGGCATGCAGCGCCTGCTGCTGGGCCGGCCAGGCGTCGACAGCGAACGCGGGACGGGCGCCATCCCTGGCGACGCCATCAAGGAAGTGGCGCCGCTGGCCGGCGTGCCGGGCGCCGTGTCCATGATCGTGGTGCGCCATGGCGGCGGCGGTGACGTCCAGGCCGGCGAAAGCGTGCTGGGCTTCAGAAACTATGAGCAGGGGCGGGAAAAGTTCCAGGCCGAGACGCTGGATTTCGTCTGGCTGGACGAGGAGCCCCCCCACGACATCTACATGGAGGCCGTCACCCGGACCAACACCACGCTGGGCCCGGTGTACCTGACCTTCACGCCCTTGAAGGGCATGTCGGCGACGGTCAAGCGCTTCCTGATCGACAAGCACACGGGCACCGTTGTGGTGTTCATGGGCATCTACGATGCCGAGCACTACACCCGCGAGCAGGCCGACGCGATCCTGGCCAGCTACCCCGACCATGAGCGTGAGGCCCGTGCCTATGGCAAGCCGGTGCTGGGGTCTGGCGCGGTGTTCCCGGTGCCGGAATCCAGCATCGTAGTGCCACCCTTCAATATCCCGGACACCTGGCCGCGTATCTGCGGGCTGGACCTGGGATGGGACCACCCCACGGCCGGGGCCTGGCTGGCACACAACCTGGACGCGGACATCGTCTACGTCTACGACGTCTACGCGGCCGCCAAGCAGCCGGTTTCCGTGCACGCGAGCGCCATCAAGGGTCGCGGCAGCTGGATCCCGGTGGCCTGGCCGCATGACGCCCTGCAGGCGCAGAAGGACACCGGCACGCCGATGCGCGACGCCTACCTGGCCGAGGGCGTGTCCATGCTGCCGGAGCGCACGCAGTTCGAGGATGGCTCGAATGGCGTCGAGGCCGGCATCCAGATCATGCTCAACCGCATGGTCACAGGCAGATTCAAGGTGTTCTCGCACCTGGAGCTGTGGCTTTCCGAGTACCGCACCTATCACCGCAAGGACGGCGCCATCGTGAAGATCGACGACGACGTCATTTCCGCATCGCGTTACGGCGTGATGTCCCTCCGCTTCGCACGCAACAACGTGCCCGCAAACTTCAAACGACACCGGGAATCCTGGCGCGCATGAATACCTCCGTTACCGGCTTCCGCCTCCTCGATGGCAGCGACAGCGCGACCGCGCACGCCCGCGATCAGGCGCCGGCCGACGCCGGCGCGCTGTCCGTGTCCCAGCTCGAGCGCTGGCTGGACGAGATCCGCAACCAGCCGAGCTGGCGCCGCGAGGCGGACAAGGCCTGCGACTACTACGACGGCAACCAGCTGGACGCCGAGACCTTGGCTCGTCTCGAGGAAAAAGGCCTGGGGCCGCTGGTCACCAACCTGATCCAGCCTACGGTGAACGCGGTGCTGGGCATGGAGGCCAAGACCCGAACCGACTGGCGCGTTGGCGGCGACGACGAGCAGTACCAGGACGTGGCCGAGGCGCTGTCGGCCAAGATGCACGAAACCGAGCGGGAGGCCCAGGCGGATACCGCCACTTCGGACGCCTACGCCAGCCAGATCAAGGCCGGCTTCGGGGTCGTCGAGGTGTCCCGCAACAGCAACCCGTTCAACTATCCCTACCGCGTCACCAGCATCCCGCGTTCCGAAATCTACTGGGACTGGCGCAGCCGCGCCTTGGACTGGAGCGATGCCCGCTACGTGGTGCGCAAGAAGCGCTACGACGCCGACCACATCGCCGCGTTCTTCCCCCAGCACCGGGAGATGATCCTGGCCGCGGCAGGGTGGCGCGACTGGGCGGATTACCTGACGACTGAGGCCCGCATGTCGGCGGACTTCTTCAACGACATCGGACAGGGCACGCGCACAACGTGGGATGACCTGGACTGGCGCGACGTCGAGCGCAGGGTGGTGACGTGTTTTGAGGTCTGGTATCGGGTATGGGTTCGCGGCCTGGTGCTGGCGCTGCCCGGCGGGCGGACCCTGGAGTTCAACGAGCAGAACCAGGTGCACCGCGCGCTGGTCGCGGCCGGCGCCGTCCAGCCCAAGGTCGCCATCTACGACAAGATTCGCTGCGCTTTCCAAATTGGCCCCATCCGCGTGCAGGACCGGGCCACGAACCGCCGCCGCTTCCCCTATATCCCGTTCTTCGGCTACCGCGAGGACCTGACGGGCGTGCCCTACGGGATCATCCGGGCGATGCTGTCGCCGCAGGACGAGGTCAACGCCCGCGCCGCGCGCATGATGTGGCTGATGAACAGCCGGCGGACCTTCATCGACTCGGACGCGCTGGACGAGAAATACAACACCATGAGCGATGCCAGCCGGGAGCTGGGCCGGGCTGACGCGCTCATCGTAACGAACCCTGCCGCGCGCCGCGTCGGGGCCAATATCAAGGTCGAATCGAATTTCGACCTCTCTCAGCAGCAGTTCCAGATCATGCAGGAGCGCAAGCAGGCCATCCAGGAGGCGGCGGGCGTGTACGCCGCCATGATGGGCCAGTCGTCGAACGCCAGCTCCGGCCTGGCGATTCAGTCGCTGGTGGAGCAGGGCGTCACCACGCTGGCGAAGATCAACGACAACTACCGCGCCGCCCGCCGAGGCGTGGGTAATGCCTTGCTGGACCTCATCAAAGAGGACATGACCGACCAGGCCGAGATCCTGGTGGATAACGGCACGGTCAAGCGCAAGGTGATGGTGAACATCCCTCGCAAGGATCCGGTCACCGGCCAGGCCTACAAGGAAAATGACGTCCAGACGGCGCCGGTCAAGGTTGCGCTGTCCGACGTACCCAGTACCCCGACCTACCGCGCGCAGCAGTTCGCGGCCTTCTCCGAAATCCTCAAGTCCATGCCGCCCAACATGCAGGCGCTGCTGATCCCCTTCGCGTTGGAAATGTCCGATTTCAGCAAGCGCAAGGACATGGCGGCGTTCCTGCGGGCGCAGCTGGGCATCCAGGCCGACCCGAACTCGCCCGAGGCCAAGGCGGCAAAAGAGCAGGCCAGCCAGGCCGCGAACGCGCAGGCCGAGGCCGCGATGCAGGACGCCCAGTCCCGTATCGAGGAGCGCCAGGCCCGCACCCAGAAGCTGCTGGCCGAGGCCGATCGCATCCGTAGCGAGGCTGGCGCCGCCGGCGACAGCGACACGGTCGGCGAGGTGGATGGCGCTCTGGCGCGCTACGAGGAAGAAATGCAGAAGCTGCGCCAGCAGCTAGCAGACCGCACGATCGAGTGGCAGACCCGGCTGCAGCAGACCGAGATGCATGAGGAGGCCGAGACAGTACGGGCCCGCATCCGCGCCGAAGCACAGACTGGCGGTGCCCAGCTGCAGGATCGATTCCAGCAGCTCACCGACGAGGTCGACCAGGTGCTGGCGCGCCTGGGCACACGCCAAGCCACGACCGCATAGCACGACGAAACAGATTCCCCGCCCTGGGACACGGGCAAAGCACAGGCCCCCGCCGAGAAATCGCCGGGGGCTTTTTTCGTTTCAACCCACGGACCTATCCGAAAACTAGGAGCAGGAAGACATGACTACGGAAACCACGACGGGAAACCCCATCGACAACCTCGATGCGGTCTTGCGCGACCCCCTCAGCATGACGGACGACGCGCTGGCAGCGCTGGTCAGTGGCGACGATGCCACCACCGCCGCCGGCCAGCAGTCGGCCGCCGATGACGCCGCGGCCAACGCCGCCGGCGCCAAACCCCAGGGCGATACCAACGGTGCAGCGCCCGGCACCGGCGAGGGCGGCGCACAGCATCAGGGGGCGACCCAGGATGCTGTAGGTGCGCAAGGCGAGGCCGTTGTGCAGGCGAGGGACGGCAAGCACGTCATCCCCTACCAGGTGCTGCAGCAGGAGCGCGAGCGCGCAATCCGTGCCGAGCAGATGGTGCGGGACCTGACCACCAAGCTGGAGCAGGACCAGGCTGCCGCCCAACAAGGGAAGACCACCAAGTCGCTCGATCTGGACCAGATCGTCGACGAGCAGTTGCTGGAGCAGCTACGCGAAGAAGCTCCCGACGTGGCGCGCCGGATGGACAACCTGATCGACCTGGCCAAGAGCCTGAGCGAGCAGGTGGACGCCGGTCGGCCCGCCGCCGAGGACGCGGAAACCGCGCGCCGCGAACAGCAGGTGCAGGCACTGGTGTCCGTCGAGGATGCCATCCAGTCGATCCCCAAGCTCGCCCATCTCCGTGATTCCGCCCCGGAACAGTTCAGCGAAGTCGCTGCCATCGACACCATGCTGCGCGCCAATGCCGCGTGGAAGGACAAGCCGCTCCCCGAGCGGTTCGATGCGGCGCTGCGCATGTACGAAGCCGGGCACGGTGCGATCGAGCTGCCCAGCCAGGCCAACAAGGCCGCGGCTACGCAGCAGCCAGCCGATCCCGCCGCGCGCGTTGCGCAGGCCGTTGCGAAGGCGACGGCTGACGCATCGGGGCCTTCCACGCTTTCCGATATCCCTGGCGGCCAGCCGGCCGCCGCATCCGAGGCAGACGCCATTGCAGCGCTGTCGGGCAGCGCCCTGACCGATCGCTTCATGAACATGTCGCCGGATGAAATCGAAGCGCAGCTGGCGCGCCTCACTTCGTAAATCCCACGAACTGGAGGCTATATGTCCCAAACTACTGTTCCCGTTGGCTCGCCGCTCGCGCGCAAGGTTTTCGGCGCGGCGCTGTTCGCCAACACGCAACGTCAGCCCTCGCTGATGAACAACCTGACCGGCGCGGCGCCCAAGCAATCGGCCGCCGAGGCGAAGCTGAAAGGCCAGACCAGCCCGGACATGCCGCTCGTCCGCGTGACCGACCTGACGAAGTCGCAGGGCGACCAGGTCAGCGTCGACCTCATCAACCAGACCGGCGGGAAGCCGATCATGGGCGACAAGCAGGCCGAGGGCAAAGGCGAGCGCCTGGATATGTCCAGCATGGACATCCGCATTGACCTGGCCACCAAGGTGGTCGACGCCGGCGGCAAGATGACCCAGCAGCGCACCGTGCACAACCTGCGTGGCCTGGCAATGGCCAACCTGCAGGGCTGGTTCCGCCGCTTCAACGACCAGTCCACCATCGTGCACCTGGCCGGCGCCCGTGGTTCCCAAGTCGGCACCGACTGGGTGGTGCCCATGACGTCCGATCCGGACTTCGGCGAAATCATGATCAACCCGGTCAAGGCGCCGACCTTCAATCGCCACTGGGTGGCCGACGGCACGTCGCTGGTGCAGGGCGGCCAGGCGCTGGGCGCGATCGATACCACCGACACGTTCAAGCTGGAACACCTGGACCACCTGGGCGCGATCATCGACGACATGGAGTTCAAGCTCCAGCCGATCAAGATCGCGGGCGACGCCGCCGCCGATGACGAGCCGCTGTACCTGCTGCTGGTTACCAATCGCATGTGGCAGAGCATCCTGACCAATACGGCGGCCAACAGCCTGCAGTGGCGCACGTTCCTCCAGAACGCCTGGAACCGTGCCTCGTCGTTCACCGGCCCGAAGAAGCACCCGCTGTTCACGGGCGAGGCCGGTATCTGGCACAACATCCTGGTGCGCAAGATGGACCGTGCCATCCGCCTGAACCCGGGCGATTCGGTCCAGTACTGCACCCAGGCCGGCCAGGCCACGGCCGCCCAGGCCGACGTCACCATCCCGACGCTGCAGCCGGGATACGCCGTCGACCGCGGCATGCTGCTGGGCGCCCAGGCGCTGGCGCACGTCTACGGCAAGAACCAGGGATCGGACACCTACGCCAACTGGATGGAGAACCGCTACAACTTCGAGCGCAATCTGGAAGTGGCGGGCGAAGTCATGTGCGGCAAGGCGAAGCTCCGCTTCTCGGTGCCGGACGCGCGCGGCAACAAGATCCCGACGGACCACGGCGTGATGGTGCTGGACACCGTCGTCAACCTCAACACCTAATCGGCGGCGGGCGGTCAGCCGGCCGCCTGCTCCGGTGGAACTGGAGAAATTCATGGATCGCTACTCTCCCGACTACAACTCGAAGCCCCTGCACACGCAGGCCTTCGGCAATGCCTGGGTCGAGACCTACGGCTACCGCGGCGCCACCGGCGCCACGGACAAGATATATCTGGGTGTCATCCCCGCTGGCGTGGTGGTGACGGGCGTGCGCCTCATCACCGACGCCACCGCCGCCGGTGTCAAGGTCGATCTGGGCTTCGAGCCCTACGACGCCTCCGACGGTCCTCTGGCGGATCCGGATGCATGGCTCGCCGGGGCAGATATCGCTGCCGCCGGCATCGTCGATTCCAAGGCCCACCCCATCGTGTTCAAGCGCGCGGTGAAGTTGGTTGCCACGATCAGCGGCGCCGCCATCACCGGCACGCCGCAGCTCACGGCGGTGGTCAGCGGCCAAATGGTCGGCGTTGCGTAAGCCTCTTTCGGGGTGTTCCGTCGCCTTGTGCGGCGCTTGGGGCCGGGTGGTTCGCCACCTGGCCCCGCCTTTTTGGGGGTCTCATGGACCAAGACAATCTCATCCCGATCAAGTACATCGGGGCGAAGGACCAGAAGAAGGACACGGTTGCCGGTACCGGTCTGGTGTGGGAGCACGGGCAGATTCATTTCGTGCCGCCGCTGATCGCCATCAAGCTGACGCCCTACAAGGACGTCTGGCGCGAGGCGTGGGAGGAGGCGGAGGACAACCCGGGCGTCGTCGGCCTGGTCGTGACGACGCAGCAGGCTACCGGCGACGGCAAGCTGCCAGAGCAGAGCCAGGTGGCGCCGTTCAACATGCCCAACCTGCAGGGCATGAAGAAGGAAGACCTGGCGACTTTCGCTCGTGCCCAGTTCAACCATGAACTCGGCGCGGACCTCAAGAAGGACGAGATGATCCAGCAGATCGTCAGCCTGGCCAACTCGCGCGCCGCGGGCGAACCGACGTAATGGCCGCCCTCGCAGATTTCGAGCGGTTCGTGGTGCCGCTGATCGAAGGCGCGCCCACGCCGGCGGTCGAGGATGCCATCGTCGACGCAGCGATCGAATTCTGCACCCGCACCCGCGTGCTGCGCGCGTTCCTCGATCCGGTGACGCTGGTGCCTGGCACAGCCGAGTACGAGCTGGACCCGCCCGAGGCTGACACGCAGATTGTCGATGTGGTTGCGGCTTGGCTGCCCGAGGGCCCGGTGACGTCGGCCACGCGCACCGAACTCGAGGAGAAATTCCCCGACGGCTGGGCCTGGCGCCAGGCCGGCGGCACCGCCGAGGTGCAGCATTTCTACTGCAGGCTGCCGGGCTTCGTGCAGTTGGTGCCGGCGGTCACGGTCAAGGTGCCGCGGGCGCTGCGGCTCGAGGTCGCCTACGCGCCGACCCGGGCAGTGCGGGAGCTGCCCGACGTGCTGCTGAACCGCTACGCCGAGCAGCTCGCCAGCGGCGCGCTGGGACGCCTACACCAGCACAAGGCGGGTTATGCGGATCCGGGCCGGGCTGCTGGCTACCTGCAGGAATTCGATCAGGCCTGCACGGACCTGGCTGACGACGCCGCCCGCGGGTTCGCCAAGCGCCGGATGCGCACGGGTGGGGACGAGTTCAAATGAAAGTTGCCGAAGTCATCAGCCGGGCCCGCACCATCCTGCAGGACGCCGACGCGATCTACTGGGAAGCCGATGAGCTGCCTATGTGGGTGAGCGATGGTCGCCTCGAGGCATACCGCCTGCGCCCCGATCTGTTCGAGATTTCCGAGGATTTCGTCTGCGCCGACGGCGCGCGCCAGACCCTGCCGGGCGGCGCGCGCATGCTGTTCGATGTGCCGCGGAACGTGTCCGCCGCGCGCCAGCGCGCCGTCACGGTGGCAGACGCCGGCGCACTGGGCCGCGTGCGGCCGAGCTGGCGTAGCCAGTCCAAGGCCCAGGAGATTCGCCACTTCCTCTATGACGAGCGCAGCCCCGGCCAGTTCGATGTGTACCCGCCGGCGCGCGCCGGTGTGGTGATCGAGCTGTCCTACGCGAAGCTGCCGGCGCCGGTCACCAAGGAGGACGGCGACAAGGAACTGGCGGAGGAGGGCGCTTACGCGCCCGCTCTGGTGGACTACGTCCTCTACCGCGCGTTCCTCAAGGAGGCCGACACTGTGCCGGCCTTCCACCAGCGCGCCGCCCAGCACCTGGCTGCCTGCCAGGCCACCCTGACCAGCGACGTCACCGCCAAGGCGATGACCAGCCCCAACGAGCAGAAATAGCGCATGGCAACAGACAAGATTCGCCTGGTCCAGGGCGACACGGCGCCGCAGCTGCAGCTGTCGCTGACCGACCAGCGTACCCGGCGCCCGCTCGACCTGTCCGGCCCAGGCACGACGTCGCGCTTACTCTTCCGCGAAGTGGGTGCAGACACTGTCAAGGCGACGATGCCGTGCTTTGCGATCGCGGGTCTCGTCGACCCAGACACGGGCGACGTTGACTTTCGCCCACCCTACGACGTGCCTGGCCGCGGCGGTCGTCTGGCCATGGATTGGTCGGTCGACGCATTGGATTCCGCTGGCGAGTTCGAGGGCGAGGTGGAATTGACCTTTCCCGACGGACGGATTCAGACGGCCTTCGCCATTCTGAAATTTCAGGTTCGGGAGCAGTTCTAGCATGACCGGCCCTGTGCACATTGAGTACGAGATTGTCGCCGCCGCGGTCGATGCCTCGGTCACTCGGGTGGCACGGGTGGATGCGGTGGCAGACCCTCTGGGGCTGAATCCGATCCTGCTGGATTTGGGGTTGGCCGCGGAGTACTTCCGTCTGGTGCGAATCCTGAATCGCCTTGACCTGGCGGTGGCTGACGATCGGCGATCGGTTGGCTGGGTTGGCCGACGGCGGGATGCCGCCCTGGCGATGGAAGGCCTGGATGCCGAGCTGGCTGTTCGTCGCCGCGATGTCACCGGGGCACTCGACCTGTTCACTCTGGCCTTCGTGCATCGGTCTGTCGGCGCTGGCCATGACTGGATCCGCCAGCAGGTGCGGACGGTGCGAATTGATGCTGTCGTGGCAGTTGACGTTCTGGCTCTTGCTATGGCCCGTGAACGTCGAGACGCGGCAACCTCCCAAGACTCTGGTCAGGTGGTGCTGGAGAACTACGCCCTTGACTATGCCGACGATTACGTCGGTGACGCCACTTCCTTCTGAAAGGATTTTCCACATGAGCAAACTGCAGAATAGCTCCGGCGCCCTGAGCCGCGGCGATCTGGAAGTCATCATCCATCGTGGCCGTACCGGGAAAACCGAACGCTGCCTTATCAAGAACCTTTTCACTGATGATGGCCTGGCCTATCTGGCCGCGCGCAGCGCGGGCGAATCGGTGGCCGTAATTTCCCACATGGCGCTGGGTATCGGCACGACGCCCGCCGCGGGCACCGATAAGACCCTGGCGTCCGAGATTGTGGGAAGCCGAGTGCCGGTCACAATCTCGGGTGTTGGCCCCCAACGTCTGTATACGGCGACCTTCGGCGAGGGGGTAGGTTCCGGACCAGTGACCGAGGCGGGCCTGTTCAATGCCGCCACCGTTGGGCTGATGACGAATCGTTCGGTGTTCGGGGTCAAAAATAAGGAGCCCGAGGATGTGTTCACGATCAACTGGACCTTGGCGCAGCAGCGCGGGTAAGCCATGGCACGACTGCTAACCCTCCGGCGCAACCTGGCGCGGCTCTTGCGCCGCGATGAAGTCGACGACAACTTCGTCAACGTCGCGTCCGACTTTGCGGGGGGGGTGGATCCCGCCACCCTTGCGGGCGCTTATGTCCTTCCTTACATGCGATGGGCAGACACAGGCACGGGCTGGTTAAAGCGGCGCAACGCCGCGAACGATGGGTGGACCCAGGAGCAACGCTTATTGCGCCGGACGGTTCAACCTTTCAACGCCGGTGAGTTGCCTACGTCCGACGGTGGCGCCGTATACGTCAATGGCCAGGGCATGGCTGAGTGGGACGCGGCGGCAGGCAAGTATCGCGTGAAGTCGGCGGTACCTCTGGGCGCGGTTGCTTTGTGGCCTCTTCGTTCGTCCATTCCTGCAGGACAGATTCCTGCCGATGGCCAGACGATCTCGCGGGCGACGTTCCCCGACCTTGCACAAATGGTGATCGACGGGAAGTTGCCTGTGGTGGCCGAGGCCGATTGGGTGGCCGACCCGCTCAAGCGCGGAAGTTATACGCTGGGGGATGGCTCGACGACCATCCGCTTGCCCGACTACAACGGGCAGGCGGCGGGATCTGTTGGCGCATTGTTCATGCGCGGAGACGGCGCGATGTCTTCTGGTGCGAATGGGGTGATTCAGCGCGACGCGATCCAGAACATCAATGGCACATTTGATATTGGTTGGGGTGCGCTTTTGGGTCGGCTTGCTATGGACCCCTCCCGGCAGGTGTCTGGCCCGCTACGCTACAACCTTGGCCCCGGTTCTGGTCGGGTGATTAATTCGGACCTGCGAAGCGGCTACAGCGATTACCTTGAAAGCTATACCTTCGATGCCTCGCTGGTGGCGCGGACGGCTACTGAAACCCGCCCGTCCAACGTATCTGGCGTCTGGACGATCCAGACGTTCGGCGTCGTGGTCAATCCGGGCAGCGCCGACGCGGCGCAACTGGCCAGCGACTACGCGGTGTTGAACGCTGCGGTTCAGACACAGGGCGGCAAATTGCAGGTGCTCGATGGCCAGTTCCAGACGCTTAAGTCCAAGGCCTTTGGCGTAGATCAGGCCTGGATAGGTTTTACCCCTGGAGCGGGGGCCGGCCAGCGTATGACGACGGTTACCTACACCAACTCGACGTCGCGGCCGATCATTGTTGCCATCCAGTTCAGCACTACTGGCAACAACGGATACCTCATCGGATTTGTAAATGGCAAGTCAGTTGCCTTTGGTTCATGGGGGCCGTCCGGCTCAGGGCTTGGGATTAACTTCATCGTCCCATCAGGCAGCACGTACCAAGTGGATGCCGCATTGGCCGCGAACATCGAATGGCGGGAGTACAGGTAATGCAGACCTTCAAGGACACTGAAACTGGCCGGCTCTGGCTGTTCGAAGATGACGTAATAGTGGACAGCACTATGGGACCTCTGGTGTTTCGTTCGCCCACTGGTGCCACGCTTCAGACGCCTTCAACCCTTATTCCTGCAGAGTTGCCCGCAATGGGCACGCACGTCGAAGCGGTGCCTAGTTCTGTGTCGCGCTATCAAGGGCGCGAGGCCATGCGGATGATGCGCTTTCCGAAAGCTGACGTTCCGAATTGGACGCTCTTTGACGCGTTCGAAGCGCTGTTGGCGGATTCGACCACGCCGGCCTATTACCGCCGCGCCTGGGACGAGCTGCAGGTGTTTGAGCGGAGCAGCGCGATGCTGAACGCGGCGGCTGACGTGCTGGGCCTGAGCCCGTCCCGCCGCGACGATTTGTTCCGCCTGGCTGCCTCTATCAAAGCCTAGGCGGCAGCCTTCACTCTGGAGACATAATGGCTGAACCTACCAGCGCGATCAGCGCGGCCTTGCCTACGGCGTCTGCGCTGCTTTTCGGTGCCATGCTCCCTGGCGTCGATGGTGGCGCTCTCATAGGCGCATTCGCCGGCGCCGCCCTGTTCATCGTGCACAACAACGAGCTGGGTGTGTCCAAGCGCCTGGTCTACGGCCTGGTGTCTTGGCTCATCGGCTACTTTGCAGCGCCCGAGCTGGGCCGCCTGGTCGGTGTACAGGAAACTGTGGTCACGGGCTTCGGAGCGGCCGCGGTGGCCGTGACCGTCGCAATCACCGCGATCAAGAAGATCGAGGCCGCGGATTTCACATTCTGGAAGCGGGGAGGCTGATATGCACCCTTGGGACATCGGCAGTAATGTCACGGGCCACCATCTGGTGGCCTTTCTTTTTGTGCTCGCCAATTTCGCCACCGCGCTGCGCCTGGCGTGCTACCAGCGCCGCGGCGCCCGGTACCGCCTGGGCATGTCCGTGGTGGCCTATCTGATGGTGGTGCTGACCGGCGGCCAGGCGCTCGACGTGCTGGCGCGGCAGGGCAGCGTCACCCCTTGGCAGTTGGGCCTGACGCTGCTGCTGGCCTTCCTGGTGTTTCGGGCCCGGGGCAACGTCGCCAACATCGCCAAGCCGGCGCGCGCGAGGTAGGCATGCGGGAAGCGGAAAAGGCGTTCACGGGCATGCTGCCTCGGATCGAACCGCATCTGCTGCCTGCTGGCGCCAGCCAGGACGTACTGAATGCGACCCTGCAGCGTGGCTCGCTGGTGCCCTACAAGGCGCCGGCCAAGGTGGCCGACCTGGCCAAGGTGGGCACCAAGCTGGCAATCTACCGCTTCGGCCGCTCGATCGACGACGATGCCCGCTACTGGTTCCACTGGCTGAACGACACCGACGTGGCGCGCGGCGCCATCCCCGACGATGCCCAGGAGCGCACGTACTTCACGGAGGCCGGACAGCCGCCGCGGGTGACGGACTCGACGATGGCCACGGCAAACCAGGATATGCCGTCCGCCTGGTACAGGCTGGGAATCCCCGCGCCGACTTCGCGGGCCACGGTGACGGTCGCCCTGCAGCCCAATCCGCCCTCGGGCCTGGAACGGAAGTCGTGCCTGCTGGCCTACACCTTTGTCTCTGCCTGTGGCGAGGAAGGGCCGCCCAACCAGGTGAGCGATCCGTTCAACGCGGCTACCGACGACACGCTGAACGTCATCAACATGGAGGGGCCGCCGGCCGGCGAGTACAACATCACGCTCAAGCGGCTGTACCTTTCGACCACGGATGCCACCGGCACGGCCGTCCTGCGCTTCTGGAAAGAGGTCCCCGCCGGCGCAGTCACGTTCTCCGACAAGGTGGACTTCACACTGCTGGGAGAGGCCTTGCCCGAGCGGGCGCTGGTGCCGCCGCCGGCAGACCTGTTCGGCCTGATGGCGCACCCGGGGGGATTCATGATCGGGTTTTCTGGCAAGCGCGTGTATCGGTCTGAAGTGTTCAAGCCGTTCGGCTGGCCTTACTTCTCGCCGGTCGCCGATGAAATCGTGGGCGGCGCCATCATGGGCCAGGCCACCGTTGTCTGCACCAAGGGCGATACCTACCTGGCAACCCAGGCTGACCCAGTCACGCTGACGCCATTGCGGCTGGAGGGCAACCAGCCCTGCGTCGCAAAGCGCACCATCCGGGCGTTCAAGGGCGGGGTTGTCTACGCGTCGCCGGACGGCCTGGTGATGGTCGATCAGGCCGGAGGGGTCGGCGTGGTCACCGAGGAGCTGCTGACTCGTGAGCAGTGGCAGGCCTACCGGCCGGCGTCGATGCACGGCGCCGTGCACGACAACCGGTACTTCTGCTGGTTCGACACGGGCGCCGCGCGTGGCGGGCTGATCTTGGATCTGACCCGCGGCGCCATGTCTCTGACCCGGACTGACGTGTATGCGACGGCCTCCTATTCGGACGGCCGCCGCGACGAGCTTTTCCTGGCGCTGCCCGATGGCAACGTGCACAAATGGGACGGTGGCGCCGTGCCGCTGGCAATGCGCCGGGTGAGCAAGAGGTTCATCCTCGAGCGCGCGCAGAACATCGGCGCCGCCCAGGTCGTGGCCGCGGCCTACCCGGTTACGTTCCGGCTTCGGGCCACGATCGAGGCGGCTGGCGGACCGCTCGACGTGGAGCTGCAGCACCAGGTGGCAAACGGCCGGCCGTTCCGGCTGCGCGGCAACTATCGCGCCCGCAGCTACGAGTTCACGGTGGAGGGGAGCGCCGCCATCTCCGAGGTGACTGTCGCTTCCACCTTGGGCAACGTTACGGCGGTCTGACGATGGCGACTTCAGCACGTTCCGGCCTGCGCTACGCGGACCTGCCGGTGATCGAACCCGCCCGGCTGCCGGATAACCCCGCCGCAACGCGGGCGCTCGAGCAGATGCGGCTGACCCTGGCGACTCGCTTCGGGCAGGGCGGGCAGACGGTCGACCGCGCCGTGACCTGGGGCGACCTGGTCGAAAGCGGCATCGTCACGATGCGCGGCGCCGACGGCAAGCCGATCTTGATTAAAAACCCCGGAGGCACCTTCCAACCCAGCACGCCGCCCGTCATCGACGGCATCCCGCCCGCGCCTACCGGCTTCAACGCGACGCCGGGCCTGGGCACGGTGGTGCTGGAGTGGGACAAACCCAACTTCGCGTACTTCGGCTACGCGGAAATCTTCCGTGGTACGACCGACAACCAGGCGCAGGCGCTGAGCGTCGGCCAAACCACGGGTTGGGTCTATGCTGATCCCGTGGGCGGCGCCACCGCCACGACCTATTTCTACTGGGTGCGCTTCGTCTCTGTGGGCGGGAAGGTCGGGCCGTTCAATGGCATCGGCGGCACGACCGGCGCTGTCTCCCTGGATCCGGCCTACCTGATCGACGTGTTGTCCGCCGCCGGCGACCCCAAGGCGCTGCTGTACGAGATCCCTGAGCCGACGGAGATCAACGGCGTGCCGGTGCCGGCCGGCATCTACATGCGTGACTTGTACGTCGCCAACGGCTCGATCTCCAATGCGAAGCTGGGCAACGCTTCGATCACGGACGCCAAGATCGCCAACCTGTCGGCGGCGAAGGTCACGTTCGGGGAGATGAGCGGCGATCGCATTGCGGTGAACAGTCTGAACGCGGACCGGCTGACGGTCGCGTCGCTGTCCGCGCGCCTGGCCGTCATCACGACCGCCTACGTCAAGACGGCGAACATTGAGGACGCGGCGATCACCAACGCGAAGATCGCCAACCTGAGCGCCGACAAGATCACGGCCGGCGTGCTGAACGCTGCCCGGATCGCCGGCGGCTCGATCACGGCCGACAAGCTCAGCGTCGGGTCGCTGTCGGCCATCACCGCCACCATTGGCCTGCTGCGCACCGCAGTGAGCGGGGCGCGGTTGGAGATCCGCGACAACCTGCTGCTGGTGTTCGACGCCGCCAACGTGCTGCGCGTGCGCCTGGGGATCTGGTAATGCCGGCCGGCATCGAGACCTACGGGCCGAATGGAGCGGTGCTGACTTCCTACCTGAGTAAGATCGCACGCCAGTTCGGGCAAGTGGGCACCGGCACGTCGAACGGTTCGCATACCGATGGACGGCTTGGGGAGGGGGGTATGCCTTGGCTTGCGACGCTGCCGCAGGGGAACCCCGCCAGCTTGAATGCGCCGTTCGTGTGGCTCGATGGCATCACCATCAGGTGGCAATTCTTGGATGGCATGCCGGGCGATCGAGCCACAGCCACCATCATCTACGGGACGCGGTAATGCCCTCTGGCTTCCAGTTGCTGTCTGGCGCCAGCGAGGTGATCGTCGACAGCTCATCCATCAACATGTTCCTGCGCCACGCGGGCGTAGCGAGCAATTCGGCTGCAGTGGCGGCTATCAACCCGGTGCTGTACTTCCGGCCTGTCGGTGAGCCGTGCTACTTGGCGTGGGCGAACTTCTCGGGCGGGGTGTTGGAGTTCGCGTTCAATCGGCCCGCCGAGTATTACGTGTTCGACCGGCCAGTGGAGGGAAGCTACCTGGATGCTTTCAGCGAGACGGGCGTGCAGATTTTCACCGCCGCACAGCGCCCGCTGAACGTCATCGGCAGCGTGAACATCCCGGACTACTACACGGCTTACCGCACGGCGTTTCAGGACGGCTGGAACTTCAATGGCCTGGTATCGGGTAAGTATGCCTACAACCAGGCATTTGTTCGGCAGGGATACAACTCGCTGACAGGCATAGGTGGCTGGGAGACCTATCTCATGGCCGAAGCCCTGCAGGCCACACCGAACGGTTTCTGGGCCGGCTTTCCGCAATACGGCACTCGCTTCATCGGCTGGAGCCCAACCCGCACCAACACCTTCATTTCATACGCACCCAATGTGCCGGTTTCGATCATCGACGTGGCAGGGATTCTCTAACTAAAAGCTGGCAAGGACGACATGCAAAAGGAAATCGAAAACGCGATCTTCTCCAATGTGGGAAACCGCCTCACCGCGGAGCTGGCCATGGGCCTGGTCATGACCGTGCTGCAGGTGGCGCAGCGCTCGGTGGAGGAGGCGCGCGCGGCCGGCCTGTCGGCAGCGGCTGCCATGGTGCCGCCGGCCGCCGCCGCGGCCGGGCCCGCCAGCGCCGGCGACATCGACCCGCGTTATGCCCGTGACGCCGCGCCCGCCAGGCCGCCGGCGGCGCGACCGCGGCGGACTGCCGCGGCTCCCCGGACTTCGAAGGCGCGCCGATGAGCGCGCCTTTTTTTGACCAAGCCACGGCCATGCGCTGGATGCGGAACAACGCCAGCGCCGTCGACTTCCTGCGCACTGCCTTCGACGTGGCGCATTTCTGGGACGACCTGATCGACCGGGACAAGGTCATCGGCGACGCCGAGATCCACCGCGCCATGTTCCAGGCGCTGGTGCTGCTGCCGCGCAATGCGTTTTACCAGGCGAATTTCGCCAGCCTGAACGCAGTGCTGGCGAACGCCGCGACCAACTGGAACATCGCCACCGACCTGGAGCGCGCCGGCGGCGTGGCGGAGAAGCGCACCGCCTACGTCCTGCGCGCTTCCTATGTCGACCTGGTAACCCACAGCGCGCTGCTGGTGGGCGGCATGGACTGGGCGCGGACGGTGGGGGTGGAGCTGCGCCAGCTGGCTGAACCCTACGGCGAGTACTTGACCAACCTGGAGGCCGAGAAGGCCGCACGAGGTGACTGAAATGGGCTGCATGTCCACGGAAGTGAAGCAGGATCCGGCAGTCGGCCGGGCCCAGGAAGCCAATGCCCAGATCGGCATGCGCGCCCAGGATCTCGCCGAGCGAAATTTCGAGTGGAACCGCCAGCTGACCGAGCAGTTCGCACCGATCTACCAGGGGCTGATGAACAACGCCCTGGGCGAGGCGACGAAGAACGCGCAGCGCGGTGACGATCAATGGGAACAGTACAAGAGCGTGTTCCAGCCGATCGAGAACAAGATGGCCGAGGAGGCCATGAACTACGACAGCCCGGAGGAGGTCGCGCGGCGCGAAGGCCTGGCCGCGGCAACGGTCGGCCGGCAGTTCGACAACACGCAGGCGCAGACCTCGCGCGAGATGGCGCGGATGGGGGTGTCGCCCACCAGCAGTCTGGGCGGCGACGCGATGACCGACCAGGCCAACACCCGGGCCCTGGCGACGGCGGGCGCCATCAACAAGGAGCGCAACGACACCAAGCTGCTGGGCATGAGCCTGCGCGAGAACGCGGCGAAGTTCGGCCGGAACCAGACCGGCACTGGTATTGCGGCGTCGCAGGCGGCGCTGCAGGCGGGGAACTCGGCTACCGGCGTCATGGGGGCGCAGTCGGCCCAAGGCAACGCCGCAGGTACGGGTCAAGGCCTGCTGGGCATGGCGAGCGGTGCACACAACTCGATGGGGCAGTTGGGCCTCAACCAGATGCAGATGCAGCAAAACGCAAACTCGGCCGGCCAAGCCGGCCTCGGATCGCTCCTCGGGACTGGGCTTATGGCCGGCGCCATGGCCTTCTCGTCGAAAGAACTCAAGGAGGACGGTCGGCCGCTGGACGACGACGAGGCGCTGGCGGGCATGTCGAATGTGCCGGTGGAGAGCTGGAAGTACCGAGACGGCGTGGCGGACGGCGGCGAGCATGCCGGTCCCTACGCCGAGGACATGCAGGCGCAATTCGGGGACAAGGTCGCTCCTGGTGGGATAGGTCTCGACATGATTAGCGTCAGCGGCCTGCACCATGCGGCGATTCGAGCCTTGGCGAAGAAGGTCAAGCGGTTGGAGCGGGCGCGGCCTTCCGCGGGTTTGGCAGACGCCGTGGATAGGGCCGGGGGGCAAGGGAAAGACGATGATGCGGCCGGCGAATTGCCGCCGGTGTTGGCCGGCGACCTGTCGGCAGGGCTGGTTGGACTGGAGAGGATCTGATGGCAATGAACGGAAGCTTTGCGGGCGGCCTGGCCGACGGGCTGCGTAACGGGATGGCGATCGCCCAAGCCTATGACGTTTCGAAGGACCGCGAACGTGCTCGAGATGAGGTGGACCGTCGTAAGAAGGCCGATCGGGAGATCGCGGCAGCGATGGCGGGTACTACTGATGTACCGTCGCCTGCGTCTGGCCTAGATGCGGCACGGGCTACTCAAGCGGTGGACGGCAGCATGCCGACTGGTGAAGGCATCGGCCTGCAGTCAGCGGCGACGGGGGCGACTCCGATGCCTATCGCGATGCCCTCCCAGTCTCTCGGGTTGTCCGATGTTTCGGCCCCGGGGCAGACGCCGCCGTCAGCGCCGGCCTTCGCCGGGCTGGGTACGTCGATTCGGGCTGGAGGGGAAAAAAAAAGCCCGCCTTCCGTTGATTATCTCGGCGCCGGCGATTTCGGGCAGGTAGCCGATGGACTGACGCGCGCATATCGAAAAGCGCTGGAGCTGGGAGAACCGGGCCGAGCGATGGAGCTGCTGGCGGACAGGGAGAAGTATGTTGGCCAGCATCGCGAGCAGGCCTTCGCCGCGGCGCAGGGCCGGTACCAGCTAACGGGAGATGCCAATTCGTTTGTGCCCTTCGTGAACCGTTTCATGCCTGGTGGCATCGAGGTGAAGGCGATCAACCGACGTGCGGAGCAGGGCGGCGGCGCGCCGTTGTATGACTTCGTGGGGGTGGATACGGCGACGGGCAAGCCGGTGCAGCAGCCCATCAGCGAAAGCATGCTGCAGACGTTCGTGCGCAGCATCAGCGATCCGAAGGCGCAGCAGGCTATGGTGGCCCAGCAGGCCAAGCTGCTTTTCGAAGCTGAGCAGAAGCGTCGCGAGCAGGTCCTGGCCAGTGACCTGCGCAGGAATGAGGAGGCGAGCAGGCCGCGTATCCTGGGCAAGGACCAGACCCTGTATACCCCCGATGGTCAGGGCGGGTTGCGCGTCAGCGCCCAGGGCACTGAGGCTGGCAAACCCAAGATGACCACGTCCGACAAAGATTTCGCCAACCACGTTATGCGCCTGTTCAAGGTCGACAGCATGGAGGGGCTGGGCGATGACGAGCGAAAACGCGTTGGCGGAATCATCGCCACCGGCGAGAACATCAACCGGTTGAACGCTGGCACACCCGCCGGCGAGGTTCTGACCGCGGGGAACCTGGCTGCCCTGGCCCAGCAGGTGCAGGCCGGCACCGCCGAGATCATGCCCATTCAGCTGGGCGATCGCCAGTTCGGCTTTGGTGTTGAACACGAGGGGCGACTGGTTCGCCTGCCCGTGTCGGTCGTGCCCAAGGACGTGCAGGACAAGATCCGCGCGCGGCTGCAAGAGAGCCCCGCGCCCGGCGGCGGCCAAGCTGCGCCATCAGCACCCGCGACCCCGACCCGGCCTGTGCAGGGACCGGATGGCAGCCCGACGCCGGCGACGCCTGCGCGCGCGTCGGCCGCGCCGTCCACTGCCGCGACGGCGCCGCCCGATAGCGCCGAGGGCGCTCAACTCGATGCGGCCCGCGCCGACCTGCGCCAGGCCGAGGCGCTTGTCCGTCAGCTGCGCACGAAGCCTCCCGGCTTGAAGGCTGGCCAGGATGCGCGCGCCAAGCATGCCGCCCAGTTGCAGCAGGCGGAGCGCGATGTCGAGCTGGCCCGCGTGGCCGAGCGCGCAGCTGCCGAGCGCTGGGCCCGGGCTACCGAAGGATCCGAAATTACGCGCGCCGCAATGGGCCGCACCACCGCTGAATAAAGGGAACAGATGGAAAACTTTGAAAATCCCGCTGACGGGATCGAGTTCAAAGACAACGTGGCGGCGCGCCGCGATCAGGTCCGCGCCGACCTGGATGTCCAGTTTTCGGACGCTGGTGCGCCGGCGGGTGCTGCCAGCAAGCCCTTGCCGTTCACTTTCCGCGTCGCCGACTACACGCGGCCGCAGCAGGAGGGCGGCGGCATCGAGTTCGTCGACTTCCCCAAGACGCTCGCGGGCGGTGCGATCAAGGGCGCCGGCAGCGCCGTGCGCGGAGTAGGGAAAATCGCCGAAGGCCTGGGCCGTGTCGGCGTGACGGCGGTGAATCAGGCCTTCGATGCCGGCCTGGAAGGCCCCACGAACCCCCTCGAGGGCGCAGCCGATGCTACCCACCGGCTGGGTGAGCGCGTGCTGGATTCTCGGACGGCCGAGGCGAAGCGGCGTGAGGCGGATTCGCAGCCGGCTGGCGATCTGGACAAGCCGGACACCTGGACGCTGGGGCGCGACCCGTCGGCGTCGGGACTGGCGCTGCAGGCGCTGAACGCCGGCGGCTCGAGTGTGCTGCCGGTGCTCGCGTCGATGGCCGCCGGCCCTGCTGGGATCGGTGCGCGCATGGCCGCGGGCGCTGCTGCCGGCGGGGCCATGGGCGGCGGCAACGCGATCGAGCAGGCGCGCGAAACCATCGACGGGCTGGACGATCAGCAACTGGCCGCGGCGTCGTCCGCGTATCGGGATCTCATTGCGCAGGGTGTCGCGCCGCAGGAGGCACGGGCGCGGGTGCGCGCCGACGCAGAAAATGCCGCCTTCGTGCGCACGCTGCCTGTGTCCGCTGTTGGCGGCGCGGCTACCGGCCGGATCCTGTCGCCGGCCGGCCGCGTGCTGGGGGACCGGGGCGTTGTGGCGCAGACGTTGGGCAAGGCGGCCTTAGCGGGCACCGAGGAGGCCATCCAGGAAGTGGGTGAGGGGTATGCCACCCAGAAGGGGATCAACGCCGGCGCGGGTATGCAGCTCGATCCGCTCGCGGGGTCGTTCGGCAACGCGGCATTGGGCTTCGTTGCCGGCATGGGGCCGGGCGCGGTGCACGGCGCGACCGAAGGCGTGCGTCATCGCAGCATGGCGACGGCGCCGAGTCTTGAGGCGGGCGACGTGATGCACGCCAGCGGCAAACCCTTCGTGACGGCCAGCGCCGCGCGCCAGCGTGCCGAGGAACTGGGGACCGGCGCGCAGGTGCTGCGCTACGAAAACGGGTTCATCGTGCGGCCTGGGGCAGCGGTCGACCAGCAGGCCGCTGGCGCCGCGCCGGCGGCAGCAGAGGGCACCGGCGGCACTGAGGGCGCGCCGGCCGCCGTGGACACGGTGAATGCAGACGGCCAGGCCGCAAGCTTTGCACCGCGCCAGCAGGTCTACCTGCGGCAGAATGGCCGCGAGCTGCCCGTCGAGTTCCTGGGCGTGGAGAGCAACGCCGCGACCGCGCGCCCCGGTGGCGAGCAACTGGCACGGATCCGAACGGCCGACGGCCGCGGGCGTTTCGTGCGGCTGGGCGAACTGTACGCGGAGCCCATGGCGGGCAACTCGCTGCGGCAGACGATGGGCGGGCCGGCGGTGCTCGAGGGGCCGGAAGCCTTGCCCGTCTTGGACGGCCCCAGCCAACGCGAGGCATTGCCGGCGCCGGATGGGTACGCGGCTGGCGAGGGCTTCGTCGCCCGTCAGTCGTGGCGCATGCCGGCCAATGCGCCGCGCGGTATCCGCAACAACAACCCGGGCAACATCCAGAAGGGCGTCGGGTTCGCCGGCGAAATCGAGGGGAATGATCCCCGCTTTGCCACCTTCGCCACGCCCGAGGATGGCATCCGGGCAATCGGGATGAACTTGCTGACCTACCAGCGCCAGCATGGGCTGGACACCGTGCAGGGCATCCTGCATCGGTGGGCGCCGCCTTCTGAGAACGACACCGGTGCCTATGTACGCCAGGTGGCGCGGTCGCTGGGTGTGGAACCCAACCAGCAACTGGATCTGAGCGATCCGAAGACGCTGGTCGGGCTGACCGAGGCGATCATCCGCCACGAGAACGCCATGCAGCCCTACAACGAGGCGCAGCTCGAGGACGCCGTGGGCGCCGCGCTTTCTGGCGCGCCGGTGCGACGGTCGCTGCCGGCGCCGGTGTACCAGGTCGATGGCGAGGGCGTGGCGGCCACCGCCGGCCAGCGTGACGCCGAGCTGGCGCGCCAGGCCGCTATGGGCATGACGCCGGACGTGGTCGCCGCCGGCGAGCGGCATCCTGGTGCCGCAACCGATGCCGCCGCTCACGAGGCCGCCACGTCCCCCGCGAACGACAGGCCGGAGCCGACCGACGCCCAGAAAGAGGCCGGCAATTACAAGGTCGGGCACACGCGCATCGCAGGGCTCGATATCTCGATCGAGAACCCCGAGGGATCGGAGCGCCGCGGCACGTCCCCCGACGGTAGCGCCTGGGCCAACAAGATGGCCGGACACTACGGATACATCCGCCGCACGAAAGGCGCTGATGGGGACCAGGTCGATGTGTTCGTCCGGCCCGGCACCACGCCCGATTTCTCGGGGCCTGTGTTCGTCATCGACCAGGTTGATCCTGCTGGTGGTCGGTTCGACGAGTCCAAGGTGATGCTGGGCTACGACACCCGCGAGGACGCCGAGCGCGCCTACCGCGACAGCTACACGCCGGACTGGCGTGGCATGGGCAAGGTCACCCAGATGGACGTGCCCACCTTCAAGCGCTGGATCGACGAAGGCGATACGACGCGGCCGGCCGCCGATTCCGGTCTGGGTACGCTGGTGGCCGAGCCCGACATTACCGCCAAGGGTGGCCGGCCCTTCCTGACCCGTGGCGCGGCCCAGCGCGCCGCCACGCTGCACGGAAATGCTGACGTCGAACCGGCGGAGGGTGGCTTTGTGGCACGCCCGCGCACCGGCGAGCCCCTGCGCGAGGCGCCGGCGCCGTCTGCGGCCGACTTCGCCCGTGGCGCGCGGCGCGATTTCCTGCAGATGGTGCGCCAGGCCGGTGGTATCCGTCCCGAGTTGGCCGCCGATATCTACGGCGATCGGGCGCACTTGGCGAATCGCCGGGTGCCGGGCCTGTTCCGGCAGGGTGGAATGGACGCCGATCGCCTGGTCGAGGCGATGCAGCAATCGGGCTACCTGCCGATGGATGGCGATACCGTCGACTTGGCGGGCACCGCGATGGATCGCGTGCGCGAGGCGATGGAAGGTGAGGCCGTCTATTCGCTCGAGCAGATGGACGAGGCCGCCCGCCGCGCGTATGCTGAACAGCAGGCCGAGCGGTTCAGCGATGCCAAGGATAAAAACAAGCTGGCCGAGGATCTTTTTGGCGTGATCGACGCCATGCCGGCCGACACGACCATGCAGGAACTGGCGGCGCAATTCGATGCCGCGGTCTTCCTAAGCGAGCAAGGAATTACCGATGTCCCTACCCAAGAAGCCATCATCGAGCGAGCCTCAATCCAAGCCGACGGAGACCCCGGCGTCTTCGAAGCCGCGGTTAAGTCCCAAGCAGCAGCGCTTGGTCGACGGGACGATGGCAGTCCTCAACGCCCTGCGCAACAGCCAGGAGCGGGAGGCGATGGAGCAGGCGCAGGAGGTGATCGCCAAGGCGGCCCGCAAGGACTGACCCTCGAAAGCCCAACGCCTGACGGGCTGCGGGCGGCGGCCAACGAGCAGGCCGCCCATCAGCAACAAACCGCTATCGAGGCCCGCGAGGCCGACCGGCGCGCCGCGGCCGATGCCGCGCGCGACGAATTCGCCCTGACCGGCAGCGACCGGGCCGCCGACCAGGCCGCAGCGCGGGGCCAGCAGGAACTGGCACCGGCGGCCGAGGGGCCCGCCATTGCTGCGCAGGACCAGGGCGCGCCCGCCGCGGGTGATGTGCCGACCTCCCGTCCCGGTGGCCGCATCGAAGATTTCGGCGAGACGTTGCAGGGCGCCCGCAAGCACTACGCCGAGCAGTACGCCGAGCGCATGCGCCAGGCCGAGGCGCTGCCGATCCGCGATCATGCACTGGCCGAGACCTGGCCGGAGCCGAATTACGCCAAGCTCCTGGAGGACGGCGCCGAGCCGATCCTGGTGGCGCTGGTGCACGCCAGCCGCGACGAAGTGCCCAGCAAGCCGCGCAAGGGGTGGAAGCTCAAGGGCTGGGCCGACCAGGTGCAACGGCTGCGAGAATTCTCCGGCGAGCTGCTGGGGGGCGGGATCAAAGGCGCCGACGTGCGCGCCATCCTGGACAAGTCACAGGATCTGCGCGACGTCTACGGGCGGGCCCAGCTGTACGAAGCCGTGGGCCATGACCGCTCCCTGCGCGGGGTTTCCCTGCGGTCGGCCGACTATGGCGTTTTCGCCGGCGAGAGGTTCGACTCGCCGCGCCGGATCTGGACGGTCGAGCGCAAGGCGTCCACCGGCATGGGCAACTGGCCGGAGATCATTGCCAAGGGCGACAGCGCCGCGGCGGCGATCGCCGATTTCAAGCGCGCGACGGATGAGCTGGCCGGTGAGCCCGCGCCGGCGCGCGAGGTGCGCTTCGATATCTACTCGCGTCCGCGCATGCCCGGCTTCTATATCGGCAAGAAGGTGGGCCGGACCTACATCGACTTGCAGCATTTCGACGACGCCAAGGCCGCTCGCGCCTATCTGGCCGACAACAAGGAGCGGCTGACCCAGCGGCTGGACGAGCTGAAAGACGTTCCGGCGCATCGGCGCGAGACGAACGCGCCCCGGGTTGGTGTGGATCACCGTGATGGTGGTGACGTGACGCCGACGCAGTTCAGCGATGCCTTCGGCTTTCGAGGGGTGCAGTTCGGCAACTATGTCGAGGGCGGTCGCCGCCAGGCGGATCTGAACGAAGCCTACGACGCCCTGATGGATCTGGCTGGCGTCATCGGCGTGCCGGCGCGGGCGCTGTCGCTGAACGGCGAGCTGGGTCTGGCTTTCGGCGCGCGCGGCGCCGGCGGTAAGGATGCACCCATGGCCCACTACGAGCCAGGCCAGGTGGTCATCAACCTGACGAAGAAGCGCGGCGCCGGTTCGCTGGCGCATGAATGGTGGCACGGCCTGGACAATTATTTCTCCCGCCGCGGCGGCACGTCGGCCGGCTACGCCTCGGAGTCTGGGAACGCAACTTCCGGGATCCGACCGGCGATGGCCGAGGCATTCGGCGCGCTCAAGCAGACGATCGGCCTGATCGGCATGCGGGAGCGATCGCGCAAGCTGGACGAGCGCAAGGCGAAAGACTACTGGTCCACCGGCCGGGAACTGTCCGCGCGGGCATTCGAGAGCTACGTCATTGCCAAGCTGGCCGACCAGGGCGCCGCCAACGACTACCTGGCCAACGTGGTGCCGGAAAAGGCATTCGGCGACGAGCTGGCCTACCCGTACCCGACCGCAGGCGAGATCCCGCAGATTCGGGCAGCGTTCGATCGCTTTTTCCAGACGGTGGAGCAGGTGCCCGGTGACGGCGGGCGGATTGGCCTCGAGAGTCGGGGCGACGGCGGGCAGGGTGTCGACCCTGTCGAGGCGCGGCGCCAGGCCGCCGAGTTCATGGGCAAGCTGCCGGGCGCAGCCGCGCTGCGCGTGTCGGTGGTGGAGCGCGTCGATCAGATCCCCGAGGGGGCGAAGCCGTCGGCGCTGGCGGAGGGCGCGTACTATCCGGCTGGTGACGGCGGCCGAATCTACCTGGTCGCGGAAAACCTGCCCACGGCGGAACGCCTGCAGCAGGTGCTGGCGCATGAGGTGGTCGGCCACTCCGGGGTCGAGGCGCTGCTAGGCGACCGCTTCCGTGATGTGCTGGCCGACGTGCGCCGCCTGGCTCGCGCGCCGGATGGTGCACACATCCCGCGCGATGCGGGCCCGGACCATGCGCACTACGCCACCTTCGAGGCTGTGACGGCACGCTATCCGGACTACTCTGCCGCCAATCGCGCGCGGGAAGTCCTGGCGCGCATGGCGGAGCAGGGCAAGCGCCGGGTGTTCCTGGAACGTCTCTACGGCATGATCCGCGCCGCGCTGCGGCGGCTGGGCCTGAATCTGCAGCTGAACAACGCCGACATCCGCAAGATGGTCGTCGACGCCGGCCGGTTCCTGCAGCGTGCGCCGGCGGCGCGCGTGAGCGCCGGCATGCAGGAGGCGGCGGCTTCGATGGCGGCAAGCCGTGGGAGCAACGCCGGCGGGGCCGGCGTGACCGTGCTGACAGGGCAGGAGCTGGGCCCGACCAATCAGGACGCCAAGGAGCTGCGCGACGCGGCGCGGGTCTGGGCGGCGGACAATTTGAAGGGGAAGGATTTTGTGAACCGGGCGACCGGTTGGAAGGTGCAGGTCAGCCAGCGCGGCATCAAGGAGTCACTGTCGCGCAGCGCCCGCATCAGCAAGATCCAGTCCATGGCGGCGCTTCCTAGCCTGATCGAGCAGGGCATCCTGGGCCACTCCGAGGTCAACCGCAATAAGCAGCGCGACCCGTTCACCAGCCAGGTGCATACGCTCTATGCGCCGGTCGAAATCGCAGGCCAGGACTACCTGGCGCGCCTGGTCGTGAAAGAAAGCGCCAACGGCCATCTGTTCTACGACCACGACCTGTCCGACGTGGTGGAAGCAAAGCGCCCCGACAACACGTCCGCCGTAAGCATTCCCGCTTCCAAAGCGGGCGCAGACCGGACGCCGTCAGGGCGAGCCTTTACGGTAGAAGATATCGCGGCGATCGTCAACAGCGAGGGGCGTGCCGGCTGGGTGTTCGACCCCGGGGCCATGGAGTCCCGCCGTCGCCAGGAAGAAGCCCCGCCCGCCGCGGGGCTTCGTTCTTCTGGCCCTGTGGAATCCCGCGCAGCTGCGGCGACCGCCGGCGCGCCGCCGGCGCAGCCGAGCGCGGCCCGCGAGCCCAAGCGCGGCGCCAAGGTCGAACGACCGGGCGAGACGCTGTCGGACATCGAGCGGGGTCAGCGCAACAAGTTCCTGGGGAAAATCGGTGCCTGGGCGGAACAGGAACCCATCAAGGCGCGCCTGGCCAAGGCATCCGATCGTTGGCAGGCAAAGCTGGTGCAGGGGGTTTTCGATCAGTTCGCGCCGCTCAAAGGGATCAGCGCCACTGCCTACATGCAGGCGCGGCTGTCCAAGGGCGCCGACGGTGCCGCCGAGTATCTGGTGCGCCATGGCGCGGTCAAGCTGCAGGATGGCGCGCTGGACACCGCCGGCGGCAAGGGGCTGGCCGAGATCCTGGCCGACCTGAATGGCGAGCACGACCATTTCATGGCCTGGATCGCCGCCAACCGGGCCGAGCGCCTGGCCGCCGAATGGCAGGTGCGGTTCGACAATGGCGTGACCGAGCGCTTCTCCAGCGAGGCCGCGGCGCGCGCCGAGGCGGGGAAGTGGCCCGGCGCCAAGGCCGAGCCCGCGTCGCGCGAACGGCTTTTCACGCCCGACGATATCGAGGCCGGCAAGCGCCTGGCTCAGGGCAAGATGGCCGACGGCCGCGACCGAGCCTCCGTCTACCGCGAAGCCCTGGCCCAGTTCAACGAGCTGCAGCGCTCCGTCCTGGACGTGGCGCAGGAGGCCGGCCTGGTAGACCCCAGCTCGCGCAAGCTGTGGGAGAGCGAGTTCTATGTGCCGTTCTACCGGGTGATGGAGGATGACGCCACCGGCACCATGGGGCCCGGCCAGATCGGCGGCCTGGTGGGCCAGCACGCATACAAGCGCCTCAAGGGCGGCACGGACAAGCTGGGCGACCTGGTCGCCAACACGGTGTCGAACTGGTCGCATCTGCTGTCCGCCAGCATGAAGAATCTGGCCGCGCAGGGCGCGCTGCAGGCGGCGGAAAAGCTGGGTGTCGCCACGCGCGTGCGCCAGGCCGAGCGCGGCAGCGTGCGCGCGATGTTCGCTGGCCAGGAGCGGAACTACCAGGTATCCGATCCCCTGGTGCTGAACGCTCTGACGGCCCTGCACTATGTCGGCTCCAATGACCCGTTCACCAAGGCGGCGCGCAAGTTCAAGCACGCGCTGACCGTGGGGGTGACCATCAGCCCGACCTTCCGCGTCCGCAACCTGCTGCGCGACACGATCCAGGCGATGGCGATCGACAGCAACCTGTCCACCAACCCGCTGCGCAACCTGGTGGAAGGGTGGAAGGCGACGGGTGCCGAGAGCGACACTTGGCGCCGGCTCATGGCTGGGGGCGGGGCGGTGCGCTTCGGATCCTTCAACGACGGCAACGCCCGCAACGTGAAACGCCTGGTCGACGAGCTGGGCGCCCATCCCGATGACGTCATCACGTCGCCGGCTGGCATGGGCCGGGCACTGCGCAAGGCCTTCGACTGGTACCAGGAAACCGGCGATCGGTCCGAGACGATCAACCGCGCGGCGATCTACCAGCAGGCACGCAAGGCCGGCCGCAGCCACCTGGAGGCCAGCTACGCCGCCCGCGACCTGATGGACTTCACCGGCGGCGGCACGTTCTCCGCAGTGCGGATGCTGTCGCAGGTGGTGCCGTTCTTCAACGCCCGCCTGCAGGGCATGTACAAGCTGGGCCGCGGCGCGGCCGCGGATCCTGCCCGGTTCGCCGCGGTAACGGGCGCCGTGGCGATGGCGTCGGCGCTGCTGTACCTGGGCATGAAGGACGACGACGACTACAAGCAGCTGCCCGACTGGGCGCGCAATTCGTTCTGGATCACGAAACTGCCGGGTACCGATCATTTCGTCTACATCCCCAAGCCGTTCGAAATCGGCGCCCTGGGCAGTGTCGTCGAGCGCGGTACCGAGCTGGCTTTCGGCGGCGAGGATTTCCGCCTGCGCGACTTCGGCCGGACGGTGGGCGCCATTCTGAGCGAGCAGCTGTCGATGAATCCGGTTCCGCAGCTGGTCAAGCCGGCCATGGAAGCCGCGTTCAACTACGACTCTTTCCGCGAACGCGACATCTACAGCGTCGGTCAGCAGCGCCTGCCGGCCGGCGATCGCTTTACTGCGTCGACGTCGGCCGGGGCGGTGGCGGTAGGCAAGGCCTTGGGCCTGTCACCGCAGCGTTTGGAGCACTTGGTGCGCGGCTACTTCGGCTGGCTGGGCACGCAGGCGCTGAACGTGTCCGACCACCTGGCGCGGCCGCTGTCCGGCCTACCGGAAAACCCGCGCCGCGACCTGAACCGCTTGGATAACTGGTTCGTCGTGGGCGACTTCGTCAAGGAGTCCGACCCGCGCTCGAGCAAGTACATCCAGCGGTTCTACGACGAGCAGCGCGAAATCAATCAGGTCTACGCGGCGTTCTCCCAGGCCCGCGAGCTGGGCGATTTGGAGCGCGCACGCGAGCTGGCCGGCGACGACCACATGCGCGTGCGCGCTTTGTTCAAGGCCGCCGACACTCAGTTGCGTGACGTCAACCAGAAGATCAAGGCGCTCGAACGGGCCAGCATCCCGGCCGACGAGAAGCGCACGCAGCTGGACCTGCTGTACCGCGCCCGCAACCGCCTGGCCGCGCTGGCCGACCTGCACGCCCGCAGCGCACGCCCCTGACACCTACCTTTCCGATTCACCCGCCGCGCGCCCTCGGGCGCGCTTTTTCATTGAGGAGCAACCATGCCCGGATTCAACCTATCGGCGCGCAGTCTGCAGCGCCTGGACGGGGTGCACCCCCGACTTGTCGAAATCGTCAAACTGGCGATTCAGCGAACGGCGGTGGATTTCACTGTCGTGGAAGGGGTGCGCACGGCGGAGCGCCAGCGCGAGCTGGTCGCCCAAGGCGCCAGCCAGACGCAGAACAGCCTGCATCTCAAGCAGCAGGATGGCTTTGGTCACGCCGTCGACCTGGCGCCGTTGGTGGGCGGCACGATACCCTGGGCCAATTGGGAGGCGTTCATTGCTGTGGCAGATGCCATGAGATCGGCGTCGCTCCAAGTCGGTGTCTCTATCCGTTGGGGCGGTTCATGGACGCTCTTGTCAGAGCTTCCGAAAACGATCACTCGCTCCATTCTTCACAAGACATTTCCGGATGGCCCGCACTACGAGATCAAAGGGCTTCGTTGATCCGCTCAATTGTGTGCCCCATACATTTCCAGCCATATTTCAATGCCTTGTAGATGCGGTCCTGACTTGTTCCCAGCATGTCAGCAGCTTCGGCCAATGACTCTAGGCGGAAGTGGCCGTCAACTAGGACGGCCACGTTTGCGCGCGTATTTCGGGCTTGGCCTGTCCTCGTTATCCATCGGCAGTTTTCGGGGCTGTATCCCAGATCGTTGTCGATACGGTCGAGCGTAAGTATCGGCGAAAAGCCACTGGATTCCGCCCACGCAATGAACGCGCGGGGGGTGTGCCATTCCTCGCAAACCGTGATGCCTCGTTCCTTGTAGTACGGCTTTTTTTGTTCATCGTCGCTTTGACAGCGAGACATCATCGTCTTCCAGCGCGTGTAGGCGGGGTGAGCAGAAAGAGCGGAATTGAGCAATGTCCGGGTTTGCGCCGCACAAGATTGGCATCGTCCTTGTGTTCTCTTGGCCGTGTCGGCTCGCACCAATCGCAGCGTCCCGCAGGACGGGCACGTTTGCATGACTTGCGTACGTACTCGATTTTTCGCTAGGCAAGCGCGGCAGGTTCTTCTGCGCCCAACAGTCACCGTTCCGCTTGGTAGCTTATTGCGGAATTCCTCAAACGATTCAGGAGATTTGGTCTCATGACACGCTTTGCACTTGATCATCGGTTCAGTATAGCAACGGGGTTTGGTTCCCTCTTTCAGTTGCCGCGCGGTTGGACGGCGGCAGCATGATGACCGCCGGCGAAAAGGTGGCCGGCCTGTTGTTGGGGTGGCGGGGTTACGCCGCAGCGGCGTTGGTCGGGGCGCTTGCCGCGGGCAGTGGCGCCTGGACGGCGCAGGCCTGGCGCTACACGGCGCAGGTGGCGGAGGTGCGCGCCGCCCACGCGCAGGAACGAGATGCCCAGGCCCAGGCCACTGTTGCCGCCGTCGAGGCGGTCAGAAATGAAGAATGGCGGCGTATGGCCGCCGTGGAGAAAGCCCGTGATGATGCCCAGAAACAAGCCTCTGCTGCGGCTGCTGACGCTGCTGGCGCTCGCGATGAGCGCGACCGGCTGCGCACCCGCACAAACGCGTTGGCTCGCGCCGCAGCTGCCGAACACCCCCGCCTTGCCGACGGAAGCCCGTCAGGAACAACTGCCGTCGATCTGCTCGCCTACATGCTCGGCCGCGCTGTCGATCGAGCTGAGGCGCTTGCGGGCGTTGCAGACCGTGCCCGCCTCGCGGGACTGACGTGCGAACGCTCATATGACGTGCTGACTACGGTGAAGTGATGGCGCGGGGTGGTGGCGGCGGAGTAGCCAAGACGGAAAATGGCTACCCAAGAGGGAAGCCATTTTGATGTGAGCACTAAGAAACAGAGAACCCCGAAGGGAGAGCAATAGGCTACGCCGATCTTAGCGGGCGCCGCACAGGTGAAAAGGGAAGTATCTGGCCCCTTCCTTCGATACTACTGTCAAGGGGGGAGGGCACCCGATTAGAAATGTCTTTGAGCTTTGGTAGTTCAACAACGTCCCCTTTCCCGTCAAGAAACAGTGCTGGCAAGCCAGTCAACGATTCTATATCTCGCTCGGAAAGCCCAAAGTGGCGTGCTACGCCATCGATTGCCATAATTCCGGCATCAAGCACTAACTCCACCGCCCGACGAAGCATCCGGGGCGTCTCCGGCTGCCTAGACGGATCACCAGGCTCAGATTTGGCACCCCAGCGGGCGGATCGTTGCTTAAAAAGCGCGGTCTTGCCGAAATCATTGATGATGTCGAGCGCTCGCAGGCGCATGATCATAGCCCCGACGGATGCTCCCCACCGTTGCTTCAATAGCAATAGACTGTCTAGCGTCACAGGAAGTCTAACTTCGCCAGCAAAGGTCTCAGCAGGAAGCAAAAATGCGCCAGCAAAAGCATGGGCTTGTTGTTCCATCTCGGCGTGCCCAGCAGCTGCCCTCGTCGCTGGAATCGATTTATGGAGCATGAGGTGCCCGAGTTCGTGCGCAGCGTCGAATCGGCCACGGAAAGCATTCCCCTTGTCTGCGACGAGAAGGATGATAGGGCGATTTAGAGGATGAGCCCAAGTCGAGAGCCCTTCTATTTTTACCGTACCGGTTTCTTCCCTCACCAGTATCACACCTGCGTTTTCAAGAGCTAGTGAAACGTCGGGAATCGGCCCAGAGCCGAGACCCCAAGCGTCTCGGCATTCTTGCGCTGCAGCTTCAATATCTTGCTGTGAAATATCGTCGCTCGACAAAAAAGCTCGTGCAGGAATGTTCACCGCGGGGAAATCCATGAATTCCTCGAGCGCCAACGCGATGTCCTGCGCCCATTCAGTGCGCGCGGCCAGCATGGCTCGAGCCGCAGCATGGGCAGACGCGTTGCTTCTGTAGAGGGGAGCGGTAATTTCAGCCGAAATCGGCCGAGTAAACCATTCCGGCGCCACATTCACGACAGACGCGAGCCGGTCTAAGGCTGTGGCATCTGGTGCTTGAGTACCTGCTTTCCACTTGCTGACCGTAGACGGTGCCATTCCAACCATAGTGGCAAGCTGAGTTTGGGATAGCCGTCGAGCCGACAGGACCTGCTGGAGACGTTCTGGCTGAAAGCCATTTATGCCTCGTTTCATGATGATGTACCACCTTCGTTGCTTTGCTTGCGCGTCCGATTTGCTTTGAGCGCTGGCTGAGCCTTGTCGACTTGTTCGACGGGTTTGCTATAGCACTGGAGAAACTCCGCCACAGACTTTGTGTATAGCCAGGTGCGCATCTCTGGATCTGGGACCGCAATTTGAATATCTACTGGACGCTCGGGTGACTCCGCCAAGCTTTTCGCAAAAATCGCTACGAAGAAAACCGTAGCCTTTGTGGGTGCTTCTTGGTGTTCCCCGAACAAATCTGGTTGCACTAGGTGTGAGATCGTCCGATTTACCTCAGCTAGAGCTCTCCGCTGCACGCTGCGCCGCGCGTTGTACCATGGGCCATCCTTTATGCTCATGCGCGCGACGCTGAACATTCCCGCCTTTCCCACCACGAGGGCGTTGCCCCGTAAGGGGGTCGGCTGGCCGCCGGTCGCCTCCAGCGCATCATAGAACGCTTCGCCGATTTGAAAGTGCCGCATCATTCCCACAACGTGAGCCTTGTGGCCATTTCTGGCGTTCTTGGAAACGTCGTGCGCCAGTTGAGCTCCGGCATCGAAAGATGCCTGTACGGCGAGAACTAGTTCCCGCGGCAGATCTCTAGTTAACAGGGACTCAATGGATTCGGGAGCGGACATCGGCATAAATCACATCTCTGTACGGGTTGCGTGAAACCGGATTTTACATCAAAAAAATTTCCAATGTGAGATGTGTTGTTTTTTTTGTCAGTCCCCAGGCTCTCGACATCCGTCCGATTGTGGGTGCCGTTTTTACGGTCCATCGTCGCAGACGGCGGCAACCCGCGCAGCATAGTGGTGGGCTGTTTTTTTGTACAGTAAAAATCGTCTAGGGGCGACCCAAGCTCAGCTTGGGTACGCCTGCAAATGCGCCCACGGCTCGAGGTCGGCGCCATAGCAGGGGTAACCCGGCCACACCAGATCTATCGCTTCTGGTTGTGCTTACGTCGAGTCAGAAACGAACCCCCCCCCCAACCCGTGAGGGGGCTTGGGGGCGTAGTGTCCAGATGCTGCCCGCGAAGGGCGCAAATGGGCGGCAGGAGTCTATCAGGTAGACCATCTTTCGGATTTGGCTGATCAGGCCCCAGCGGCCCACGACGGCCTCGCGCTCGGGAACTGCCTCGTCGCCGGCATCGTGCTCGACCGGTCGGCGGATGAAAACGCCCGGGTAGCGCGGCCACATGTCGTACTTGCCACCGGCCGGCTTGTTGGGCGCGCCGAACTTCTTCAGCAGCAGCTCGGCGTCCTTCAGGGTCTGGTAGTGGCTGCACATCAACGTTCTCCCACGACGCGCGTTCACGTGGCCGCTATTCCGTCAAGCCAAGTTCCTTAAGCGCGCGCTTGACGGTGTTGACATCGAACCGCTCGATCAACGCCATGATGACGGCCTTAGGCACAGTATCGTGTGGCGATTCCTCAAGATACTCCAGGTCGCCGAGAGCTGCGAGGGCCTGGGGCGTCAACTCGCGGACGCGCTGTTTCAGTCGGCGATCACTATGGACTTCTTCGATCGACAAACGCAAGTCGGCCAAAGGCGTCTGCATCTCGACGGGCCCGTCCGGACCTTTGAGAAAGACGTGATCGGTGACTTCAATGTGGCCTTTCGCCACCAGCTTTCGGGCCAGATGTGCCAGGTCCAGAACCGTAGCGTCATCCGGTAGCCGCTCGATGCTTCCATCGAACCGGATGCCGCGGCGTTGGATGAACCGATCCTTCCGCTTTTGGCGCCCGTCTTCGTTGGCAGTAACGAGATGGTATCCGGGGATCAGGCGCTGATAACGCAAGAGGCGATCCGAAAAATCTTCCCAAGTGCTTATGGCCATGCCAATTCCTTTATGGGTGTTAAGGATGGCAGGCAGTATATCTTTCTTGCCAGCAGAAAACAATATCGATGCTATAGATAAATAATTTCACGTGGGGTTTAAATTTTGTGGTAAGCACTGCATCATCCGGCTTGGCGCAACGGTGTCACGTTCCATTCTGCGCCCGAGGCGCAACTGCCCAGGAAAGCCGCCCACAGTTCCAGCGCCACGCGCCGCTCGGGGATGTCCTCCCGAACATCGTAGATCCCCTCCATCCCCTTGAGCTTGTGGTTCAGCGCCAGTTCTGACACCTCATTGCTGACGCCGAGGTTTCGCATGTGGCCTTTGGCCGTGCTGCGGGTGTCGTGCGGGGTAAACCGCCGGATGTCAATGTCGCCGCGCGCGAACGCGCGCTGGATGGCTGCCCACAGGGTGGTCTTGCCCACGTGGGTGTCGCCGCCCTGGTTGCGTCGGCGCCGTTCCTGGCGTGCGGGCAGCACCCATTCGGAAGTCCCGGCCAATTCCTGCAACTGACGGAACCAGCCGACCACGGTAGGGGTGAGCGGCACCATGAAGGCGCGCCGGACCTTGACGTTTTCCTCTGGCACGATCCAGCGGCCAGCCTCGAGGTCGACATACTCCCACCGCGCCGTGGCCAGTTCGGTCGATCGCACGCACGTGGCCAGGAGAATCCGCAGGGCCAGCGCGTTCTCGGTGCCGATATCCTCGAGGCCGGCCAGCAGCGTGCGCAGTTCCGGCTCGGTGAGCATGACGCGCCGACGGACCGGCGGCCGGGGGCCGCGCAGCGCAACCAGGTCAATGCCGACCACTGGGTTGACGTTGATCAGCCGTAGGCCGCAGGCGTGGGCGAACAGCATCTTGGCGCTGGTGAGGATGCGCTTGGAGATCGTCCAGGTGCGGTTTGCCGTCTCGAGCATATGCACGACGTCGGCAGGCTGCACCTGGTCGACGGGCAACGATCCCAGCTTGGGCAGGATGATCTTGTCCAGATCCCAGATGCGGTAGCGCACCGTGTCGACCGCCAAGCCGCCCAGCTTCTTGCCTTTGAAGTCCTCGACCAGTTGCCGCACCGTGGCGATCTTGGTGACGCGGGCCTTTTCCTGGCGCTTCTCCACCGCTGGATCATCGCCGCGGTCGATCGCGGCGCGCAGCTTCCGGGCGGTCTTCCTGGCCTCGGCCAGGGTGACGTCTGGATAGTTCCCGATCGTCACTTCTTTCTGGGGGCCGCCAAGGCGATAGCGCAGCACCCAGGTGGCCGTACCGGCCGCTGACAGGGTGAAGGTCAGGCCGTCGCCGTCGCTGCGCGCGATGCGCTCGCCGGCGGCGATCCACCGCCGCAATTGGATATCGTCCAGCAGGTTCGATCCACGCTTTGCCAC